GTCGTACCCTGTTTGACTTTGGTCAATGGTCAGAGTACAAGTTCACAAAGGCAAAGGAAACTAGGGTTACTCTAGCACTGGATGAAGACCTTCGAGACGCGGCCTTCAATGGAGTTTCGGTTGTTGATGATAACACAAATCTCAACAGTAAGTACCTAGCTCAAACCAAGGCCAAGGCTGAGAAACTGGGTTTTAGAGTTGTCTTCAAGCAATTCTTCGACGTTCCTCTTCACAAGTTGATTGAGCGTAACCTGAATAGGGCATACTCTGTTCCAGAGGTCGTTATTCACGATATGTTTCGCAAGCAGCTTGAGATCCAGGGTCGCGTCATAACTCCTACTGAGGGCCTGCCTGAGTGTGTGATTGTAGACGTTGATGGAACCATCGCCGATATGGGGAAGGGTGAGAAGTGGGGCCGTATGCCTTATGACTGGGACAAAGTTGGGAATGATAGACCAAAGCCTAATGTCGTGTCTTTTGTGCAATCTCTGGTTCACGATAAGCTTACTGGGAAAAGAGGTTGCCCCAAAGTTATCTTCTTAACAGGTAGAGATGGAATAGCCCTTAAAGAAACCAAAAGCTGGATCGTTAAAGAAGTCTTTCCTAGTTGTGAAGTTTTTAGAGAAGGTCTGTGTGAAATCTTCATCCGCACTCCAGACGATACACGTCCTGACTGTGATATCAAGGAAGAATTGCTCAGAAATGAGATTCTCCCAAGGTTCAATGTAAAGTACGCGATTGACGATAGGGCACAGATCTGCTGGCATTACCGAGCATTGGGTTTAGAGGTGTGGCAAGTGGATAATGGATTTTTCTAAGAATAATCTAGTGATAGTCATCAGACAAGTTGTTAATTGTCTTCGATAAAAGTGTATAATTACTTAGGTAACTTACTACACTAATGGAGATTTATCATGAGAATTACCGAACACAACAATGGCATGTGGGGCACTATTACTTGGTCTGGGGATGCGGATGGCAAAGCTGCCCTCATCACGGCTTCGAGAAGTGGTGCCACACTTTGGGTCTTTGAGTACACTAAGGGCGGATGGTTTAAGTCTGACTCTAGTTACTGGAAGATGATTAAGAAATACGCTAATAAAGAAGAAGCTTACAAGGACTTAGGAATCAATGGCTAACATTATCTACATTTCGGCCCTAGACGGGTTTGCAGAAGATTTTCCTCTAGGGATCGAAACGTGGAAGAGATATGCTGATAGGATCGGTGTTCATCTACAGGTCCAAACAGAAAGAGACGAAAGAGTTGGCAAAGATGTGAATGGCTCTTGGTATCCCTGGCACTGCCAATGGTTAGGAGCTATGGATCGATACAGCAAGCTTTTGATCGTAGATGCAGATACGATGGTTAGGTGGAACGCCCCTAACATTTTCGAGGTCGCTACTTCAAGCATCAATGTTGTCAAAGACTCTTCTCCCTTGAACTACGGTGCTATCCCGCATCTCAATCAGTGGAGGAAGCACTTCCATGTAGATATGCCTCCAGAGAACTATTTCAACGCTGGCGTCATGGTGATAGATAATCACCAATATTGGAGACTAAGATCTCAGTTAAGAAGCTTCTTCGAGTATTCGCAGAAGCATAATACTAGCTCTTGGGAGCAGACGCCTCTCAACATTCTCGCTTGGAAAGAAATTGGAACAGGTATCAACTACTTGCCAAAAATCTGGAACGACATGCTGGGGTTCAACTATGAAGAAGGAGATACTTCTTATCTTAATAGCTCTTTTGTTTGGCACTTTACTGGCAATAACTACCAACTAGATAAGCCAAAAAGACAAAGACTAATGCGGGAAGCTTACAATAAGGTTGCTCACAACTATGAAGCTTGAAGACTACAAATATGAACACTACGGGCAGGAGGCTGTAGTTATGGGCTCCGGCCCTTCAATAAATGGATTGTCTGAGAAGGTTCTTGGCTTATTACTTCACGACAAAATTACTATCGGATGTAATGAGATTATCCACTTCCCTAGGAGAATGGATTATTATTTCATCGGAGATGCCGGAAACAAGAGAAGAGGTTACAATTCTGATCCTAATAAGTACAAAGCATACAAAGCCACGAGACAGAACTTCTACAGAGACCCTCTTTATAAGGCTACGTTTCGTAAGATACCCAAGGGACTAGACGGCGTCTATTATCCTTGTCTTTTTAATCCTTCTTGCTTGTTGCCCCTCGCTGTTGAAGAGATACCCCCTCTGTATGATTGTTACAGCATTACCTTTGAAATGATACAGTTTGCTGCATACTCTGGGGTTCAAAGAATCTACCTAGTCGGTCAAGACTGTGATTATACTCGTGGTAGCTTCCATACTGAGACTGTGCCCCCTTGGGTTATAAATCATTCAAACAAAATTTTAGAGTCTTGGACCTTGATGGAGAAGTGGCTGACACAACACTATCCACACATCCAAGTTATCAATGTTAACCCAGTTAAAATGAGACGCTTCGAGCTATTTGCCTTATGATTTATGACTATCAAAAGATCTATGAAGAGTCCTCTTGGTACGGCAATGCGAATGTTGGCCGCTGTCCAGGCGTAAGGCTCATCCCCTACTATATTGATTACCTAATTGCTCCAGTGGCAGACCTTGGTTGCGGTAGAGGGCATACAGTCCTAGCTCTTAGAGAAAAAGAACTAGACTGTAAAGGATATGACCAGATAGACCTTGGTAGTAAAATGGTGATTGCTGATATTACAAAACCAATAGAGTTGACGGATTTTCGGTCTGTTGTTTGTATTGATGTCATAGAGCACCTCTTAGACGAAGATTTAGAGGGTCTCTTTGAAAATTTTCGCAGAGTAGGTAGACAAGCAATTTCTATTAACAACAGCGTAAGTGAGTACGAAGGGGTTGATCTACACATAAACAAAAAAAACTTTGAAGACTGGTTTAGCTTTATAGAAAAAAGAGGTCTGGTTGTCGCTAGGTCTATTCCTATTCACGAAAATCAAGTGCTATACCTGACGGAGACAAAATGCTAATAGAAGGAAAGATCTGGGGTAAAACCTGTGACCTGTTCAACAAGAACAACGTAAAGATCAGCAGAGTCGTTATAGATGGAGGCTATCAGTGTTCTAAGCATAGTCACCTACATACGCACAATATGTTTTTTGTTGAGTCTGGACAAATTTTGCTTAGAAGGTGGAAGAATGAATACGACTTGGTAGATGACACGTCGATGATTGCTGGAGACTCTTGTTCTGTTCCTCCTGGTGAGTATCACAGATTTATAGGGTGTGATGACAAGTCTGTTGTTTATGAAATATATTGGACAGAATTGTCAGACGACATCCAACGAGAAGACTGTGGAGGAGAAGCATGAAGGGGGCGTTAGCTGATAAGGTCTTGGCAATGAAAAAAGAAGTAGCCACAAGACAAAAGAAGTGGGATCTTAGATTTTTAAAGCTTGCTAAAGAGGTTAGTACTTGGTCAAAAGACCCCAGCACAAAAGTTGGGGCAGTGGTTACTTCTGAGAACAGGGTTTTATCCACTGGATATAATGGTTTTCCTAGGGGTTTTGACGATTCAAAGATAGAAAACAGAGATTTCAAAATACAACACATCACACACGCAGAAGAAAATGCCCTCTATCATCTTGGTAACGCCAACTTGTCCGACCTAACCATTTACACTTGGCCGTTCCAGCCCTGCGGGGGTTGTGCTAAGGTTATCAGGGGATTTTCTGTTGTTCGCGTGGTTTCCTATGAAAGTGATGTTGAAAGATGGCAAGATTCTTTTAAGCAGGCATCAGAGATTTTCGAGCAGGCAAACATAAAAATGGATTTATTTCCAAGGGTAGATAAGGATATTAACAAGATGAAAAATAATAAGACTGACGAAGAATTTATCAACATTTGTAGGGAGGTAGTGATAGCTAATGAAGATCAAACTAAAGAAAGCTGAATTGAAGTATCTTTTTGATCTAGCTAAGAAGCGTCATGACGCCAAAGACCCTTCATTTAGAAACAAGAGTCGTATCATGCCAAAAGACAAGAACGAGTCTTTCGAGGATTTGTTCAAGATCGACAAACAATACATGCCTCACTTCCTTGGACTAGTAGGCGAATACGCTTGGTCTCAGTATAGTGGTGAGTCAACAGATGAAGAAATCTACGATGTGAGAGACGGTGGTGAAGACTTCAAAGGCATTGAGGTCAAAACAATCACCTATATGGGTTATGGTGAACCTGAATTAAAAATCACCCAAAAAGAGTACGAGGAAAGGAAAGTTCCTAACAAGTACGTTCTTGCTAGGTTCGACATGAAGAATAAGGAAGTAGAAATTCTTGGAACTATAACACGTTATATGTTTGACAAGAAGAAGAAAGAGAAAAAGTATGGGCAACGTCTGCCTAACAACTTTGTAGTACCAGTATCCGAAATGAGGAAATTGAAATGAATTTGAATGTTGTAACACTGACCGGAAGATTGACCGCTGACTCAGAGCTAAAGGAGACCCAAACGGGGACTCAAATTTGTAACTTTAGATTGGCCGTCAATGACAGACGAAAAGAGGATAAGACTATGTTCTTGAACGTCGTGGTTTTCGGTAGACAGGCGGAAGTCCTGGCTGAGCATCTTACGAAGGGTAAGTTGATCGGCGTCACTGGACGGTTGGACATTGACACTTATGAGAAGGATGGAGTCAAGCGTGACTCTGTTTCTGTCATCGCCAATGATATCCAGCTTGGACCTAAGAACGCAGCCCCGGCAGAGTAATGGTCCAGGTTTATGAGGATGGCAAGTGGACCGCTTTAGAGTCTTCTCGCTACTATAAGGAAAGATGCGTTGATTTAGCAATAACTTCCATATATGGAGAAGACAATGAAGAAAATCCTATTGATATTACTCATGGCTCTTATGTTGACTGGTTGCAACCCTGCGAACCAGTCGGATACAGAGGTGGTCCCAGTCCCAGTTCCAGTTCCAGTTCCTATTCAATTAGGGATGGTAGAGTGTCCAGAGTGCTGCGGCGATGGTCTGATAGACATAGAGAAGGAATCAGTCCACTGCCCTCGCTGTGACGGCTTTGGTAAGCTTCACGAAGTTGAGATGGGTATTCTAAAGAATTACTCTAGTGACTTCGCGAAGGGATACAAAGCTTTTGAAGCTGGAGATTCGATTAAAAAGTCTCCACTACTTCGCTTTAGGGCGAGAGAGTGGAAGGCTGGGTGGCTAGAGGCTAAGAAGCAGAGCGAGAAATAGGGTATAATAGAGTAGTAACTACTCTAACATGGAGATATCCTATGGAAAAGATGAAAGAAGTCTGGGGCCAGTTAAAGGCCTTGGCCAACCTGAACTACAGTCTTATCTTTGATAAGTGCTTCGAGTGTCACGAGAGCAAGAACGGAAGAATGCTCTTCTGCTCGATCCGTTGTGCAATAAAAACGGTAAGAGGGTAATTTTAGGGGTTGACAAGAATGGGTCGTGCTGTATAATGGGGGCAACTCAAACCCGAAAGACAGACCATGATTGGTATTTTCCTATTTTCTTGCCTTTTCGTTATTCTCTTGGTCTCCAAGTGGATTTTTGGGGATCAGGAGGTACAGCGACCAAGTAAAGACTACATGATCGAGATTGCGACAATAAGTCCAACCCCTCGGCGTGTAGTCAGGCCAAAGGCTAATCCTCGATTAGCCCTACAAGTTAAGACAGAAAAGCCAAGGCCAAAAGTCAAAGCTAAGCCAGCACCTAGTGGCAAAGACCACCCTCTTTATGAGGACTGTGTCCAAGCCCTTGTTGCTCTTGGCGAGAAGTCAGCCTCTTCTAAAAAAACAGCCGCTTCAATCTTAGGATCTCAAAAGATAGACGGCGTTGAGCAGTTCATCACCGTGGTGTACTCAAAGAGCTAGACTTAAAAAACAAACTAAACGTCGATAGGTTATGGGTAACACCGTAGCCTTCTGTCGTTTGACGACTGGAGTGAGTATGAACAAAGGACTAATGTTTCCAGATCAGCTATTTGAAATCAACGACGAGGAACTTTACAAGAAGACCGTTAGTGCTGGATACCAAATAGCAAAAGGTAAGAAGATTCTTTTCTGCGGCATCTGTCGCAACGTTGGCGATAGGCTAGAACGTAACATCCTAAGGATGCAGTACACAGCCCAATACTTCAAAGATCACCATATCTTTATCTATGAGAACGATTCCACCGACGATACCGTGGATATTCTCAAAAGGTACAGGTCGGAAAAACTAGACTATATTTCCGACACACGTAGTGACAAAAACTACGACACAATGTTGCAAGCTGGCGAAGACCCTGTACATTACAACAGGTGTAAAGTCCTAGCAGACTGTCGCAACATGTACCTATCTGAGATCGAGTATCACGACGCTGACTTCGTGTGTGTGTTAGATCTCGACCTATGGGGCGGATGGTCTTACAATGGCTTCCTGCACGCCCTGGCGGTCCTTGAGAATAGGCCGACCAACGGTGCCGTCACGGCATACGGAGTTTTGGCCGACTGTATCAATAAAAACCCATTAGAAGCGGTTCACCCTTCTAAGTACTTGATGTATGACTGCTTTGTGTTCAGACCACACGGAGAGGACAAGGCTCAGCCAAAGCATGAGACTGGAAGATACAACTTTATCAACCAGAAGCCTGGGGACAATGTTGCCTTTGTGAATTCTAACTTTAATGGCCTTGGGCTCTATAAGAAAGAGGCGTTCAAAGATGTTAACTATGGCGTTAAACTCTGGGACGCAAGATCAGTAGACGCAGACCACGTAGTTTTGCATAGGCAAATGAAAGAAAAAGGATGGGACATTCTCTTCAATCCAAGTATGGTGGTCTCCTATGCGGATCACCAGTATTCACAAATCCCTTTAGAGAAGACGAACAATGAACAAGAAAAGGGCTCTAATGTTCCTAGAAAATGCAAAGAAAGACATCAGTCTTGCTGAGCAGGTCATAGAAGAACAAATCTCGCTACTAAAAGAAAGCATAGAGGAACTTCAAATACAAAAAGAGTCTCTATCAGATACGAGAGGTGGCATCATCTTAACAATCGAGGAAATCAATGGATCTTAATCTAATCGCCCCAATGAATCAGCTTGGGTATGGGCAAGTAGGGCAAAACATTCTACATGCGTTGTCCAGGTTCACGCAGTACGATGTCGCCCTCTTTCCTATTGGTCAAGTTAGGATGGAAGATGTGAAGAGTAGGTTTGAGACAATTCAAAACTCAATCAACCTAGCCAAAACCCCCAACTTCAATGCCCCCTGTATTAGACTCTGGCATCAACATGATATGTCTCAGTTTGTTGGCAATGGCAAGAAGATTGGGTTTCCTATCTTTGAACTTGACACCTTCACAAAACAAGAGAAGCACCATCTTTGTAATTTAGATCACATTTTTGTGTGCTCAGGATGGGCCAAGAGTATCATATTAAAAGAGCTTGACAACTCTTCTTACATGGTCGGCGACAACAAAGTTAGCGTCATACCCCTGGGTGTTCAAACTTACGACATAGAGAGCAAACCAACCAGCGGCCCCACTAAGTTCTTTACTTGTGGCAAGTGGGAGATTCGGAAGGGACATGACGCCGTCATCGAAGCGTTCAACTTAGCTTTTAAGGATCACGATGACGTAGAGTTACACATGATGTGTACTAATCCTTTCTTAAATGCCAAACAACACAAAGCCTGGGAGAATAAGTACTTAGGGTCAGAACTGGGGCACAAAGTTCGATTCTTACCTAGGGTAGATTCGCATCAAGAAGTTTTAAAAACCATGAATTCGATGGATTGTGGTGTATTTATTTCAAGGGCGGAAGGTTGGAATCTTGAGCTTCTGGAAATGATGTCACTTGGAAAACCCGTGATAGCAACTAACTATTCAGGACATACAGAGTTTTGTAATAGTGACAACAGCCTGTTGGTAGAGATTGATGAACTTGAAACAGCAGTAGACAACATTTGGTTTCACGGACAGGGACGATGGGCTAAGCTAGGAGCAGAGCAAGTGACGCAAACCGCTAGACACATGCGAGACGTACACGTAAAGAAGCCTACAAATATAGAAGGAATTAACACTGGTAAGAAATTTACTTGGAAAAACACAACAACGGAGATAATGGATGCAATCGACAGCTTTAGAGATTTTTAGGGTAGCAGTAGAACAGGCACAACTAGAGGCACAACTTGTGGCAGCAAAGGCTGCGGATGAAGAGACAGAGCCTGGAGTAGAAGCTATTTGTTCAGAAGAGCAAGAACCAGCAGATGAGCCGGTTGTTAACGCTTCCTTTGTCTACTCAATTCTTAATGGAGACAATGACTCTCCGCACCTGACAACAGAGGTGGACGACTTTTCTACAGACAACTTAGAGTCTCTAGCTAAGCTAATCGCCCCAATGTCTCACCCACAGTTCTTTTACCTAGTGCTAAACAAGGTACAACAGGACTTTGCGATAGCAGACAGAGAAATGGATTTCGCATACTTTATGCAGAAGATAGAAGAGCAGAAGGCAGAATTTGAATCTAACATGGGTGATCCTTACATCACGCCATTGGAATTATCTAAGAGGAACAGCAATGAGTAAAGACAAGTTTATCATGTGGGAGAAGTTTGAGCATTATGTCAATAAGCATATTGGTATCTCCAAGTTATTGATGACTGGCAGCTTCATTAAACCAAAAGAAGCGGTAGAGAAGGACAACTTTGTAGAAGAGTTCGAGGAAGAACAAGAGGACGACGAGCAGTACGCAGTAATGCAATTCCCAATTACTGAGGACTTACTTGAGGGAATTAAACTCACAACCAACTTTGAGTGCTGGTTGGCACACTGTAATTTTCCAATCACTAATGAATTGGTTATGAAGCTGAATAAGACAGAAGGGATTGAGTACTTGGAAATTTTGAGCAAGTATAGATTCCTCATCGGGTTGGGCAAGGCATTCACACTAAAGGACGTTAGAGCAAATCTACAACAGGATCTAGGAGTTACCAACAATGAATGATATTAGCAATGACGACATGCTTGTGGCGATTGAAAATCAAGACTATCAAAAGATCATGGCCAAGGCCTCCAGGCGTTTCTTTGGGCTACTGAGCTACGACGAAATCGAATCGTGCAAACTTACCGCGTTGTGGAAAGCACTCAGCAGATACGACGTGGAGGCTCCCAGACGCAACAAGAAAGAGGCTCCCAAGTTTACAAGCTTTCTCTATCGAGGGGTACAGCTTGAGTGCAAGACGGCTGTGAAGTTTGTGATAGTAGGAAAGAAACAACAAGAGCCAATACACGACAACATTGGTGTTGATTCTGCCGCTATCGATAGTTTCGAGATGAGAGATGAGATTTCACGCATCAAACATGGTGACGTTATCGAAGAGCTATACTTCAATGGTCTAACGATCAAAGAACTAGCTGAGAAGGTCGGAGTTAGTAAGCAGATCATTGCTATCCGAAAGAAAAGGGCACTAAAATCTTTGAAAGCACGATTGGAATAGTGTATAATTAGATAGGAAACTAGGATCTTTTGCGGAATTGGAATTATGATAAACACAAATTCTACATTTTCGGAGAAGAAACATGGCCGTACAAGGTGCAAAAGGTTCTAGTGGCTCACAAGTAGCTAACAACGACGGTGGTACAGTTATCCAAGGTGGTAACATCCACGAAGACTCTAAAATCACCAACAGCCTAGAGATCAAGGATCTCGGCTTTCAGGGTAAATATGGTTCCCAGCTAGTTAGGGCTGAGGCTACTAGCGACGACCTCACAGATCCTAATGGTCTGATTGAGGCTAATCCAGATAGTGCTGGTGGGTTCGCCCAACAGTACTCTTACAGCGATCAAAACGTTATCGCTATCGGTCTGGATGCCACCATCAATGGTGAGCCGTCGAACCTACAAACCCCAGCCTCAGACGTAGCAGGGGTTTCTCGTTACAAGCGTAACACTCACGTTGGAACAACGATGCAAGGGAAGCAACAATGGGTTTACCCAATTCTTCCTGGTATCGAAAGAGTTCCAGGTAAAGTCGCAGATGCTAACGAAGGCAAAGAGTACAAGTTCGCTGCTACTACGGAAGCTGGCGAAGAAGGCTTCGACCAAGCGGTTGAGTACAACAGACAGTTCCCAGGTGAATTAACCTACAGAACTGGTGCCCCACAACCTGTTAATGCTCGATTTAGAGACATGGAAGGAGTAGACACAAGAAGCTACAACGACGGATCAGGCACTCTGTAAGCTTCGTTTTTAGTTAACCTCACACAATAAAGGTGATAAGATGGCAGATGAAAAGAAAAAGGGATCTTCAAGATTCAAGTTCAACAGTATGGACCTAATGGATGTACTCAAGAATGCAATCATGGTTGGTTTGGCTGCTGTTTTGACCTTCGTTGTTGACAACATTGGTAATATTGAAATGGGTGAGAACCTGTTGATTGTTATCCCAATGGTGACAATGGCCCTGAATGCTGCGATCCGTTGGATCAAGGACACGACATTCGGGAACGAAGATCAAACAGAAGATAACGAGTAAACAACGGAGAGCAACACATGAGTAATCATTTTGAAAGTCCTCAGACTATTGAGAAAGCATACGAACAAGGTTTAGTCGGTTCGTATTGTGACAAGGAAGAATTGGACGCACTGTTGGGTGAACTAAAGCACCCATTATTCAGTGTTGCTGCTCATAACTTGTACGGGACTGGTGAAGGGAAGATTAGTCTTCCTTTCAAGTCCCTGTTGAAGTATGACCCAGGATTTGGGCCAGCAGAAGCACAAAAGACAGGTGACTGTTACGCAAAGGGCACAATAGTTATTGGAGAAGAGACCAAGACTATAGAAAAGGTCAAGATAGGAGATATGATATTTGGTCCAGATGGCGATTTAACCAGGGTAATTAGCACAAAAAAGCAAATTTCCCAAAAAAGCCTTGTAAAAATAAAGACGAAGGGGTCTGTACCGCTAATTGTAACAGAAGACCATGAAGTTATGGTTTCAAGAGATGGAAACAGATCCCTTATAGAGGCCAAACACATTGAAAAGGGAGACTATTTAGTTACCCCAGCTAGTTTGCTAGATGGTGAAAAGTTTAACCTCTCTCCCTTTTCAAGTCATAAAGATTTTGATTGGTTTTTGGGTTATTTTTTGGGTGACGGGTGGTGCGATACAAAACAAATAGAAATAACCTTCGCAGAGCACCAGGAAGATTATTATAGAACCTGTAAAGATTTGCTAGAAGATTTTGGTTTTAGAGTCAGAAGGTGCAACTACAAAGGCAAAGACACCACAGCGTTTAGGTTTAGGTGTTGGTGCCCAGGTTTAGCTGAACCTCTTAGAGCGATTGCTTATAATCAAGATAAAGACAAGGTTTTTCCCCTTGGAGCAATTGGCAACACTGAGATTTTATGCGGATTGATAGACTCTGACGGTTTCAGAAAACCTGGAAAAGAAACGTTTGATTCTAAATCTGTATCTTTAGCTTATGGAGTTTATTATTCTTACCTAAAGCTTGGATATAGACCAACTATCAATATTTTTCATAGGTCTAAAAATGGGTCTTATGAAACTTCTAGTGTTAGTTATAGAGTTTCTTGTATTTTTGAGAAGAAGAAAAATTATTCTTATGTAGAAGATGGTTTACTGCATATTTTAGTTAGTTCTACAGAGCTTGAAGCAGGATCACACGAAGTTTATGATATAGGCGTTGAACACGAAGACCATTGTTTTTTAGCTAATGGTGTTATTTCTCACAACTGCGTATCTCACGCTACAAGAAATGCTGTAGACATTAGTCGAGCAGTAGAGATTGATAACGGAGAAGCAGAAGACTTTGTGGGCCGAAGTGCCACAGAGGGTATTTATGGAGCTAGGGGCCACAGAGGACAAGGTATGTCCTGTAGTGCTGCTGCTAGATTTGTATCTACAAGCGGAGGCATTCTAGTAAGAAAGAAGTACAGCTTTGCTGACCTATCTAAGTACAACGTAAATGTTGGCATGGGATGGGGTGGTAGAGGCGTACCTAGAGATGTTCTTACTGAGGCTTCTAAGCATCAAGTTAAGACGGTCAGTATGGTTCACACCGTAGAGTCCGCTAGAGACGCACTAGCTAATGGCTATGCTATCTCAGTTTGTTCGAGTCAGGGTTTCGGTAGTAGCCGAGACAAGAGCGGCATCGCGAGCCCTAAGGGTTCGTGGGCACACGCTATGGCCTGGATTGGTTGTGACGACAGTAGAGAGATTTTTAACGAGACCCTCTTCTTGGTTCAAAACTCTTGGGGCATTTGGAATAGCGGTCCTTTGAGATTGGGGCAACCCGAAGGTAGTTTCTGGATTCGCGAAAGCGTTGCCAAGAGAATGCTTGGGGCAGATGGCTCGTTTGTATTCAGCAATATCGACGGATTTAAGCCTAGAAAGCTTGACTACTCGATTATCACAGAGGTACTATAATGAAGAATGTATTGATTTTTGCCCTAGTAGTAATGCTAGGGGCGACTTCCTACACAGCATTTGTTCCTGGGGATCAAACTCCAGCGGCAGTTGTTGAGGTAGATACTGGACTTTTGAATAGTACTTACACTGAATACTATCCTCTTGTCGTAACTGCTTTTGATAGGGCTGAAAAAGAGTTCATTAAAAAGGTAGTGATCGACGAAGTTCAAAGAATGGACCCAGATCCAAAGATTTGTGCTTGCAAGGGAACTGGGTTAATGCCTACTGACGGTGGAGCGGTAAAGCTTTACTGTAAGTATCACGGCAATAGATCTTCTGATGACAGAATTGCCGCAATTGAAGAAAGAATGGCTCAAATGCAACTAGAACTTGATAAGGAGGTCGTCATTGACGCACCTATTCTTAGAGAGAGTTTGGAAGAGCTAATGAAAGAAAGAGAAAAGGCCGTTGGTTGTACCTGTACTCCAGAACAAGCTGCGGCTGGAACTTGCCCATGTGGTGAAAACTGTAAGTGTCACGAGAAGACACCCACAAAAGAGCCAGTGGTAGCTGAGGCTATTAGCGATGCAGAGCCATTGAAAGAGTTTGTTAGAAAAGAAAGAGAGAAAAATACGGCAGACAACACTGTTTATCAAGTTATTATGTTCTCTGCTGAATGGTGCGAACCTTGTAAGCAGTTCAAATCTACGACTCTTAAAGAATACTATAAGAAAGTAGAGGGCTTAGAGTTCTCGAAAAGTGCAAGTGCTGATTTTAGAGTGCTTGACATTGACGATCCACTCGTTACTGATTTCTATGTAGGACTTAGAGAGGGCTACAAAAGTATCCCTGTCTTCGTTGAGATTAAAGACAATGTTGTCGTTAGTCGAAGATTTGGGATCAAAGACATGGACGTACAGTTTTTAATCGACACATACGACTTTGAGGAAAAGAGATAATGATTACACCAATTTTAGTAGGAGTGTGCGTTGTTATTGGACTAGTTTTACTTGTTCCAGTGATCTTCGGATACGATTCTATTACGGAGATGTTTAAGGGCAAGGAAGCAGTTGACAAATTACCACCAGTAATGCCTATGCCATCGGGTCCAACGCCTGAGGTTGAAGTAGAATTGGTTCCTGTTGCACCAGTTAAGCCAGCAAGATCTAAGCTTGCCTATATCGTTTCAGAATGGGAAGACTTTGTAAATGTTCTTGTTGACAATGGAATGCAAGAGTCCGCAGAGGACATGAAGTCTTTGCTTAACAAGATGGTTGATGAGTATCGCAACGATCTAAATGAAGACGACAAAGATGAGAGTGTTGCCTCTATTGACAGCATTATTGCTCCCGCAGAAAAAGGAGAGTAATTATGAAAAAACGATTGAGAATTATCCTCGGAACAGCTATAATAATCCTAGGTTGCTCTATCCCTTTGATTGAAAAGGGCCTTGTCTCGGTCATCGTTACTCCAGAACCGTCTATTAGACAAGTGATGGAGATTGAAAGACCTAGTGACGAAATGATTACCTTGGTTACACCATGGCGTGAAACTATTACAGAGAAGCAAGACCAAGAGTCTTTCGCCATTTTCAACGAAGAGTTTTCAGATAGGATTTCCCAGTACGAAGCTAAGGGACAATCTGTCCTACAGATTTATTCATCTGTTAGCAAAGAGGTATTCGGAAAGAAACTGAAAGACAACTATGGGGGCGAAGTTGGTTCCCTTGTAGTGGAAGCTATGGAGTCTGTGTTGGGCGAGTTTGATACACCTTTGACAGACGAGAAGAAATCGGCACTGACAGAAAGGTTTAGTGCTATCGCGTGGTCCTTAGGTGGAGAGAGTGATGAGTAAGTTTGAAGGCATTAGGTCAAAGGCTGAAAAAGAGTTCGGAAGTGATCCAAACGAAAGTGCGGTAGCGGGAAGAGCAGTAGACTTCCTAGAAGATTGGAGTAAGATGGCAAGCTGTGATGGCTGCGGTCTTAATATTTTTAGCAAGTGGAAGAGAAGAAGAGAGTGTTCTGCCTTTATTGAGGCAGGTTTATACAAGGCTAGAGAAGAAGAACATGGCTTCCTGGGTGCCTTACTTACAGCAGTGGCGTTTCAAATTCTTGTTCAAGTGATCGTGAAGTGGGTCATGAGCAAGTTCTTTGATGAGTAAAACCCCTAAATTCAAATAACAGAAAAGGTGCCACCTTGAACGGGGCGGTACCTTATTTTGTCTACACACCGAAACAAAGTAAAATTCAATGAGGAAAATATGTCAATTAAGGCTCTACAAGATTACACATTTACGTCCAAGTATGCTAACTACAGACCGGACCTAAAAAGAAGAGAGACCTGGGTAGAATCCCAAGATAGAGTGCTGGATATGCAGCTAAGAAAGTATCCAGAGATTTCAGAAGACTTGAAGTGGGCTTATGAGCAGTCCAAGAAAAAGATTGTATTAGGGTCGCAGCGTGCCCTACAGTTCGGTGGTATCGACATCGAGAAGAATAGCGCTAAGATTTACAATTGTATTGCGTCGTTTTGTGATAGGCCACGGTTCTTTCAAGAGTGCCTATGGCTTCTTTTGTGTGGCTGTGGCACTGGGTTCTCAGTACAAGACCATCATATTGATAGACTACCTAGCTTCTCAAAGAAATGGAACGACAACGATGGTCGACACACCAAAGTCTTTACGGCAGAAGACTCCATAGAGGGCTGGGCAGATACACTAGGGGTTTTCATTAGTAGTGTCTATGGGGGAGGAGACTTCCCAGAGTATGAGGGATACAATGTTGAATTTGATCTCTCAGAAATTAGACCAGAAGGTGCTAAGGTTGGTAGCGGCAGGGGGAAGGCTCCAGGCCCCGAACCTTTACAAAAAGCCCTCAATAAGATCAAACTAATTTTTGCCGACGCCCTTGCCGCAGGACAGACTCGATTTAAGTCAATCAACTGTTATGATATCATCATGCACGCTAGCGATGCTGTTATCTCTGGTGGTATCAGACGTAGTGCTACTATTTGTTTATTCAGCCCAGATGACGAAGAAATGGCGAAAGCCAAGACTGGGAACTGGTTCATTGACAACCCACAGCGTGGACGTTCAAACAATTCGGCTGTGCTAGTTAGAGGCGAAACGACATTTGAAGAATTCCAGACTCTAATGGGATTCGTTAAACAGTATGGAGAGCCTGGGTTTGTTTGGGTAGACCATAGAGACTTAATGGTAAATCCCTGTGTAGAGATTGGCTTCTACCCAGTATGCGTAGAGACCGGAGAAAGCGGATGGCAGGCTTGTGTTTCTGGAGATACAAAACTAATTACCAAGGACGGCATTGATAACATCAAAAATCTCGTAGGTAAAGATTGTAAAATTTGGAATGGTGACTCCTGGAAAACCGTAAACCCATTTGTGACAGGTGAAAATAGAGAACTATACAGAGTAGAACTTTCTGATGGGTCTTATCTAGACTGTACCGATAATCACGAATGGCTAGTTAAAAACAGGTTTGAAGAAGAACATAGGGTTGTTAAGACTAAAGACCTGCTGACGGGTGAAAAGTATAAAATATCGACGCCCAGGGTTAATTGTGTAAACCCTGGAGGTGTGTGGGAAGAGTATGCCTATGAGTATGGTTTTGTCTTAGGAGATGGGACGGCTAGACCTAATCATTCTCCTTTTGCAACCCTATCTGGAGACGACTTTAAGCTAAACCTACGAGGAAAACAGAGTGAAACTAAGCCCCCGAATGAAAAATACGCGTTAGAACACGCTCATATAACCTTTACAGATCTAGATAACAAATTTAGTTGTGACCTCAAATACTCTCAAGGGCTACCTAGAGATGTATTTACCTGGGATAAACATTGCATATTGGAGTTTGTTAGTGGGTGGATTGACGCAGATGGATCAAAAGCCAATGATGGATGTAGACTATACGGCGAAGAGAGTAAAATTAGAGATTGTCAACTTCTTTTGACCAAGGTTGGGGTTAATTCTAGTGTAAACCTAATGTCCGAAGCTGGTTCAATTACAAATATTGGAGAAAGGAGACGTTCAGTTTGGTATCTTCAAATACGAAATGCAGTCAAACTTAGGCCGAAAAGTAAAGGTAGAAGGCAAATTATTCAATCTGTGACAAAGCTACAAGGCTTGCACACCACCTATTGCGTATACGAAGAAGAAAAGAACCAATGCACATTCAACAACGTATTAACTAAGCAGTGTAACCTTTGTGAGATTAACGGCAAGCATTGCAACACCCCAGAAAGGTTCTATAGTGCTTGCAAAGCTGGGGCCATCATTGGGACTGCCCAGGCTGGCTATACTGACATGGGCTACCTTGGAGACGTTAGTAAGCGAATCCTAGAAAAAGAAGCCCTACTTGGTATTTCTGTTACTGGCATGATGGATAATCCAGACGTATTGTTTGATCCAGAGGTACAAAAGGAAGGGGCAAGAGTAATCCTAGAAGAAAACAAGCGTATTGCCAAAGCTATTGGGATTAACCCAACCGCAAGGGCAACTTGCGTGAAGCCCGCAGGGACCACCAGTTGCGTCCTAGGGACTTCTAGCGGCATTCACCCCCACCATGCCAAAAGATACATCCGACGCACTCAGAGCAACTACATGGAGGCTCCACTGGCCTTCTTTACCAAAACGAACCCCTTGGCCGTGGAAAAGTCCGTTTGGTCAGCCAACGGAACAGACAATGTGATCGCATTTTGCGTAGAAGTTCCTAAGGGAGCAAAGACAAAGAATGACATTGGTGCTATTCAGTTGCTAGATTATGTCAAATCGACACAACAGCACTGGGTAGAGGCAGGTAAAGTAGAAGAAAGATGTACTAGGCCTTGGTTATCCCACAATGTTTCTAACACCATTACTGTTAAAGACGATGAGTGGGAAGACGTAACTGAGTATATTTACGCCAATAGAGAGTACTTTGCTGGTATCAGCCTGTTGTCCATTAGTGGCGACAAGGACTACCAACAGGCCCCCTTTACGGCGATCTATACCCCCAGAGAGCTAGTTACTATGTACGGAGATGCTTCTGTAATGGCTTCTGGTATGATTACCGATGGATTACATGCCTTTGAGGGCAACCTTTGGAGTGCTTGTGAAGCGGCCCTTGGTGTTAGGAAGGTCGACTATGGTAAGTTAGAAGAGGCAGAAAAAGAGCTTCAAGAGCTAAGAAATGGCACCGAAGAAGGTGCAGATGTGCCCCCATTCATTGTTTTTGCAGCAGAAGAAGGCTATAAAAAGCTTTGGAGTCAACACGATTGGGTTAGAAGGTCTAAACAGTTTGCGGAAAGATACTTCGATGGTGATGTCAAAAAGATGACATACTGTCTAAAGGACGTAAATAATTGGAAATACTGGTGTGACCTTCAAAGAGAGTACAAGGACATCGATTATTCAGGAATGGTAGAAGAAGAGGATAATACCAAAATAGAGGAAACAACGGCATGTTCAGGGGGAGCTTGCCAAACTCAGTACGCATAGTTGGTGTATAATAGAGTGAGGTACAATCATGTTTTACATAATCGCAGAAGCCGCAACATCATCGGCAGATCCTTACTGGGTCAGTTTAATTACTGGCTCCGGTGGTGCTCTGATTGTGTTGATGCTATGGGTGAAATCTCTTTCCGCTTCTAATAAAAGACTAGAAGAAGAAAACAGGGACATTTCCAGACAATCTATTGAGTGTATTACAAAGATTGTAGAGAGACAAGACCAAGAAAAGATGACAAAGGCCACACAAATGATAGCCGACACGTCTTGGAAAGAGGACTTGAAGAGTCTCATGAATAGGGTTTGTAATAGGCTTGAATTGGACAAGGGAGAGAACTAATGGAATTATTGATTTCTGTGGTGATTATGGTTGGAATAGTGCTCTTTTCCGTATACGTCCTTCATAAAGGCGAGCAAAAAAAGACCAAGGCGGTACAAACCTTAATGTCTTCATACGAAGAAAGCTGCAAAGAGCAGTGTCAAACGACTAGGGATGTGACAGATAGATTTATGGAAGTCTCTGCGGAAAATTTAGGTAGCATTCGAGACCTACACAAACGAACACTAGAGATACTATCTGGAGAAAAACTTGATGTTTAATGACATAGCAGCACTAATCTCTCTTGCCCTGACCGTTCCAACTGTGATGTTTGCCGTTGCGGTGTTGTGTATTTGGGGCAAAGAGGCACTAAGAGTATTTAAGGCAGGCCCAAGTAACCCTATGGAGTGGTTGATTATCGGCGTTGTTATTTCCTTTTTAGGGAGCATTGTAGACAACCTATACTGGGGGTTTGCGTGGTCTCATGCCTATTTCTTAGGACAAGAACTAGACCCAACTATCGCCCACATGGGCGTTGTGTTTAACATATTCTTTAGACAAGCTTGTGGTATTCTTGCCGCATATTGTCACTTAAAGTCCTACACTGAACTTAAAAAAGATTCAAACCTAAATGCCAACTTGTGGATTTCTAGTTCTATTGTTGGCGTTGTATACGTTATGTTATTGTCTCTCTTTAAGAGGTAAGCATGTTTAGACGAATAAGATACCTAGCTCGGCACTTAGCCGAGGGGTTGTTCCCTCCCAAGCCCCCTCATGTTGTGGGCATCTACTTATGGAGTTGTTCTATGAAGAAAGCAAAGTTGAGAGTTTATTGGGGTAAGTCCCCATCTAGTGATGTTGTTGAGTACAGCGTCATTGTGATTAACGAGAGTACTCAAGAGACGGTCTTAGAGCAGACAGTTTCTTTTGCTGAGACAGAAGTTGTAGTTGAGGTTCCTGAGAATACAAGCATTACGGCAACAGTGATTGCTAATGATGGTGTGTTCGATAGCGATCCTGTATCTGCTTCTTATCAAGTTGGAGATCTAACAGCACCGGCCCCTGCGTCGTTTGTTGGGATTGAAGTTCTTGAGATTGTAACTGTTAAAGATGAAGAGCCTGTTGAAGTTGTCGAAGGAGGTGAACTTGACAACTTAGGTGAAGAGACCGACCTCCTATTGTTGCACCAGTAGTTGAAGACGTGACAGCCCCAGAAGGCGACGAAGAAACCATTGTTTAATCTATTTGAATTGAGAAAGGGGTCTTGGTGTCTAAAGCGACACCGAGGCCCTTTTTTTGTCCACTAACAAGCTTCCATAAAAGTATTTTGAAAAAAACCGAGAATTATCGGTTCAAAAGTCGCTCAACTAGCTACAATATAACAAATGTCGAGTTTGACTTGCGAGACTCTAGCCGGGGTCTGTCAAGACGGAAGACTATCTTAGGAGAAGTTATGTCTAATTTAACACAAGAAGAAGAAGCAGCAAGCTTTCATACCTTTAGACACATCGAAACTGTAAGGAATTACCTTAATAGGTTCGTGTGCTCTTTAATAAGAAGAGGTGAGAAGCACGATCAGAGTAAACTAGAGAGTCCAGAGGTTGAGTTGTTCACAGAAATGACTCCCGTTCTTAGTCAACTTACATTCGGGAGTCCAGAATATGACGAGAGCAAAGCTAAGCTTGGTCCTGCACTGGATCACCACTATGCTAAGAACCGACACCACCCAGAACACTGGCCCTCGGTAGACAGCAAAGAAGCAGACCTAGTGGATGAGCATGTTAAAACATTAAATGAAGAAGCACAGCCAGAGTTGGTAGCAACACTCAAAGACTATGCTGCTTCCCTTAGAAGCTCCATCAACAACATGAGCTTGCTAGACCACAGTGAAATGCTATGCGACTGGAAGGCAGCTAGTGAAAGACATAACGATGGTAACATCAGAAAGTCTATCAAACACAACGCCAAACGTTTTGGCATGAGCCCACAACTTATTAACATTTACGAAGCCACATTGGAAGTCTTTACAGACGACGACAAGTAGGAGAGAATATGTCAGGAAATATGCACACAGGAATGTTTGACGGATTCATTAAAAATGGAAAGATCGACTCCAACGGGATGATCGATAGCTTTCTTGAAGGGGCAAATAAAAAAATAGATGGGTTTGTAGACAAAGTGTTTGAACCCGCACCACTGGCAGTCATTAAACTGTCAGATACGGCAACTTTGCCCACTAAGGCAAATGAATCAGATGCAGGCTTTGACCTGTATGCAAGCAAAGAGGTGGTGCTGTATGATGGCCCCAATCTAGTTTGCACCGATATCTCTATGGAGATCCCAGAGGGCTATGTGGGGCTCATCTGGCCGCGTTCTGGCCTATCTGCTAAGCACGGCATTGATGTGCTTGCTGGCGTCATTGACAGCGGCTATCGTGGAGAAATCAAAGTGTGTCTTCAAATGGCACACAGAGAGGAAGGGACGCCACTATACAAGGTTGAGAAAGGAGACAGGATCGCACAGATCTTGATTCAGGAAGTGCCAAGGTTCAAATTGATCGAGGCGGAAGCCCTATCTGACTCCAATCGTGGAGCAAAAGGGTTCGGCTCAAGTGGACACTAACAGAGAGCAAACATGACAACAAGACGTAAAGCTAGAAACCAAGAAAAGGAAGTTTCACAAAAGCCTCGTGGCTTATCTGCCAAGTCTAAGAATCAAAAGGATTACATTCGCACAATTGTCGAGAATGATATCATCTTTTGTTCTGGTCCCGCAGGTAGTGGTAAATCCTATATTGCCTCTGGTATGGCAGCTAACAAGCTGTACACTGGAGAGGTAGATCAGATCATTGTTACCAGACCCCTAGTCTGTACTGGTCGAGAACTTGGTGCCCTCCCTGGCAATGTCAGTGAAAAGGTAATGCCTCACCTTGCTCCCATGGAAGAGAACCTAAAGTGGTTCCTACAGAAAGTTAACTACGGCAAATTCATGAACGAGGGCTCTATTAGATATGAGCCTTTGGAATTGATGAGAGGGGCGACCTTTAACAACGCCTACATGATCCTTGACGAAGCACAGAACTGTACTTCCGATCAGATCAAGATGTTCATCACCCGTATGGGCGAAAACACAAAGGTTCTTATCAATGGAGATACGAACCAGACCGATTTACATGGTCAGAGTGGACTAGCCTTTTGCATGGGGCGTCTTGAGGGCGTGAAGGGCGTGGGCGTGTCCAAGTTAAATTACGGCGATATTCAACGAAATGGCATTTTGGGCAGAGTTTTATCGGCTCTCGAAGGCGATTCCGGCTATAATAACGATGACACCTTCCTTTACGACGACGACGACGGAGAATACTAATGCAAGAAAGTACAGAAAAGACAGTTGAAGCTTCTATTGACGCAATTACAACACCAGCACAGCCTGTAAGGCCGAGCCCTGTTGTAGATTCAAAGGAGACTGTGGAGCCAGAATTGACTCCAGCACCACAACAACCTTCAACTGCTGAAGTGACCCTACGACAAGAAGAGAAGAACTTTGTAGTGGGCGAGCAAAGAAAGCAGGGGACTCTTTACTTTGGAATTGATGCCAAAGAAGTACTAGAGAGCGAGCCCTACTTCGCAAAGAAGACCGTAACCACTAACGGTGATGGGTCAGAGTCTATCAAGTATTCGTTAGCCCTGTATAATGGCTCCCTATACAACCCTGCTGGTCCTTTTTCTCGTAGAAATAAGAACCTCAAGGACTTCTTTAGTTACAAAACATGCACAGAAGCTTGCTTCAATGACTATGTTGAGTTCCTAAAGAGCAAGAGAGAGCCTATCTACTGGCGAGCAAACAGGAGTATCCTAAATGGCTAAACCAGGACCACTGAGTAAGGCAGACAAGTTCTATATCGATGAGAACTGGATGCACAAGAGCGTAAAAGCTATTTCTGCGTTCTTGGAGAGATCAGAAGAAACCGTCAACACCTACGTGGAACATGTTAAGATCATGAAGACAAAGGCTGGTGGACAGTTCGCTAGGCACGGAGACCCTGAGAAGGGTGGAGCCGTAGTAGCAACAGAGGCCGCCACCATGCGTGGTGACGACTTTAAGAGAAGCTCTGGATCAACAAGAAGGCAAAAAAGATGCACAGTCAAGATCACAGACTTGTAAGCAGCCTTGAAGAGTGGAAGGCAGAGTATCGAAAAGATAAGACTAAGGTCTGGATCATCGTTACTCTGTCTGACGACTCTCTTTATTTCTTTAACGAATTCGATGATTGGTACAAGATCATTGAGCAGGGCAAAGAAAGGCAATTGAAAGTAAAAGAAGTGGGCCTTAGGTATAGGTCTAGTGTATACAGACAGCCCGTAGAGGGCGATGGTTTGTATTTGAGTAAGTCAGCCCTGGGTTCACCTGGGGTCGCAACGACACAAACGATGACCATTGGAACCGTGTTAAACGACTCGGTATTAAAAATAACAATTCAACTGCCCGCCTTTCAGGTCATGGATTCATTTGAAGACGGTATTGAAAACTGCTTTAGAGAGGCTATGTGGATATGGAAGTAGAAGAAATTTTGGTAGAATACCTATCAGCAGAAGATCAAAAGGTCTTTGAAGATGTACACCTTTTCGACAAGGGGTTTGCTTGTTCAAACAACGCAGACAGAGAACTGGTCGGATGGTACAACAGAAAAAACCTACGTGTTGCTTTTTATTATGAGCCCTCGTGGTGGAGTAAGAAGAAGATGTACTGGATTTACGGATGGGAATGGGAACCTAAAAACAAAGACTAATAATGACTAAAGAAAAGCCGAAGCTGTTCAATCGAGAGTATCAGAAAGAGCAGTCTGATAAGTACAAGTACAAGCATATTCATACGGGTGAGCATTGTACTTTTGAGGCTTATGTAGCAGAGTATCTAGTTCTTAGAAGGGCAGAGAGGATGAACCTTGAGAAACCAGGATACAAATTCTGGACCAAGGGCGACCCTAATCACTGGATTTGGATGAAGCAGATGAATGCGGCGAGAGCCCTTGCTAAAAGATACAGCGAAGAAGCTGTACTAGCTGCCATCAAGTCACCCGACTTCAATAGATACTTAGTCATTGGTCTTCAAAACGGCAGAGGTTGGAAGATCAACCCTCCTATTGAGCCCATCATTAAGAAGCATCACGAAAGGCTTCTTAGAGAAGAGAAGAATAGAAAAGAAGAAACACTGGAAGTAAAAGACAACCCTGTTCGTAGAAAAGCTAGACCTGCGGGTAAGGGGTCTATACTTAACAAGCTAAGAGGTAAAGATGGCGAAAAAAGCAGCAGTAGAAAAGAAGAAGAAGTTTGATGATGATACTTCTAACGCCCTATTGAAAGAGTACGGCGACATTATCAAGAGTGGTTCAGAAGTCTTGGGAGAAATCCAAGAGCTAAAAACCATTAGCGTTTCTCCAGCCCTTGACTCTGCGCTTAACGGGGGCATCAGAGAAGGAACAGTAGTAGGTATCGCAGGGGCACCTAAGACTGGAAAGACAACAGCGGCCCTTAACTTCGCGGCCAAGTGTCAAGCGAAGGGCAAGCTAGTGGTTTACCTCAACAGTGAAGGTAGACTTAACAGCCAGAACTTCGATGGCGTCAAGGGTCTTGATGTTGCAGCTTTGAAGATTGTAGAATCTACAGACAAGGTTGCCGTTACTGGCGAAATGTTCTTGGACATTGCTGAGCGTTATGGTAAGACTGTGCCGGGTTGCGTAATCTTGATTGACTCGCTATCTAGTTTGGTCCCAAAGAACGAAATGGAAGACAAGCTTAATGCACAGACTAGAAATAGCCTGCCAAGACTGCTTGCTCAATTCTTTAAGCGTTCTAGTCACTACATTACAAAGAACGGAATTATCCTGATTTGTATTGCTCACCAAATTGCAGACACCGGACCTTCTCGTAAGACTAAGATGACGGACTGCGGCAACATGTTCCAATACCAAGTGGGTACAAACCTTGTTATCAATTTCAAGACACCTTGGAAGGGCAAAGAGGGTGAGTCTGACATTGGTCAGTGTCTAAACTGGGAAGTCCTAACGTCTAATACTGGGGCTATCCCTGGTACTAAGGTTGTTGGATGGCTTAGATATGGCATTGGAATTGACGATGTAAAGGAAATGCTAGAAGCTGCTTGTGAATACAGGTTAATCTCTGGCTCTGGTTGGTATACAGTTTGTGCCCTATCAGAAGATCCAGAGCATCCGTTGGTTGCCAAGTACCTAGAAGAGAAGGGCACTGATACCTCTAAGCAAGAGAATATCGACAAGGCCTTCAAATTCCAGGGTATGGCTAAGCTGCAAGCATTCTTCCAAGATCATCCTGAGTTCATTCCTGTTATGAACGAGAAAATGAATGAGTTGTTTGCATGAGAGTACTAGGTTTTAACGGTAGAGAATACAGTTGGAACCTCGCTAAGTACAACACTTCAAACATGGTTACTAAGAACAGGTCTAAGTACCATCTAAAAGCTAGAGAAATCATATCTAGTATCTATCACAGCTACGTTGTTCTGGAAGAAGTAAAGCTTCCAGGCAGCGTCATAGCTGAAAAGAAATCAGTGTTGTACTTCGATTTCTTCCTACCAAATTTAAGGCTCGCCGTAGAGGTTCACGGTCAGCAGCATTATGAGTACACGCCCTTCTTTCATAAGAACAAGGCTGCTTTTCTTCAAGGTTTAAACAGAGACGAAGACAAGGCACGTTGGTGTGAACTTAATGACATCGAACTAATCGTACTCAAGTATTCAGGAGCAGAAGATGAATGGAGAGAGCAATTACGCCCAGGATGAACTTGACAAGTATCTAGTTCAAATTGACGAGTTTATTGAGTGCAATCACTTTACAGACTCGACATACAAAGAACAGTATAAATCATACGCGGACCTAACCGAAGAAGACCTAAGACAGATGGGCTCCAAAGAATTACTCGATGGGGCCTACTTTTTGTTTGGATACTGTTCTTACATTCAGGATTGTGCGAACAAGCAAAGGGTTATACTCAACTGGTGCAACAGTCAGCTAGAAAAGATCGTAAGCAAATACGAGAAAGAGTCTGGCTTTGACAAGTACACTAAGCACGAGTCAAAGAAACCAATTGTGATTCGCGAAAACATATACGCCGAAAAGGTCGAAGAGCTACGACTCATAGCTGAGTCTAAGTATCAGATCTTAGAACTTAAATCTCTCAACATCAAGAAACGTGGAGAGGTACTAATGGAGAAGTCAAGAAAATGATAACGAAACAAGAACTAATAAACGTGGTCCTTGATATTCTTACGCAAGACCAAATGAAGGAACTGATTGCCAGACTTCAAGCCATCGACGCCAAGTCTAACAAAACAGAAGACACTAGCCCAGTGTATGAAGAGCCGCCAGCGATGAGCAAAAGAATCGTGAATGATGACTTCACCGTCAACAGAGACGATAAGGAAGATAGAAAATCTGTTCCAGTCCAGGCCAGTAGCAATACTTGGGTGGATGCTGGAGAAGAAAGAAAAGAAGAGACACAGATCAAGAAAGCCCCAATGCCTCGTGTTCGCAAGAAAGTAGAGATGATTAAGGTAAACTGCTCTGTGTGTCACCAGCCCAAAGAGATTTCTCCTGGTTTGATGACCAGTAGTAGGGCTTATTACCGTTGTGAAAATTGTGTTGGCGGTGGAAGATAGGAGAGAATATGGAAAATTTATGTGACAATGGTGCAGAGAGGGCCGTACTGGCTGGACTTCTACAATACGGATCAGAGGCTTATGTAGAGGTACACGACGTTCTGTCAGAAAACTCCTTTGCTTCTACTAGCAATCAAGTGATCTATAAGTGCTTGAAGAGAGTAATCGAAGCGGAACAACAAGTAGACTTGCCCGCAATCTTGTCTGCCGCAGAAGGTCTAAACTTACTTGACGTTATTCAGACAGAACAAGAACTAAGCTACATCAAGTCGCTATCTAACTTTTTCGTAAACAAGGCCAATGTTTTTAGCTTTGCCGTTCAGGTTAAGAAGTTTGAGTATGCGAGGTCTATCTGTGTTACGGCGGATAGTATTAAGGCTACAGTCTCAAATATCAACGGTAGCGAGACTATTGATGAGATTATCAATATCCTTGAGAGGCCCGTTGAAGAGTTTGTGAGGCAAGGTGAATCTACTGACAAGACTATCGTACTTGGTAGTGGGGTCATGGACCATCTAACCTACCTAGAAGAAAACCCTTGCGACCTAGTTGGTATCCCAACACACTTCAAGCACTACGATGAAGCAATCGGGGGCGGGTTAAGAAGAAAGACTGTTAACCTAATTGCCGCTAGACCAAAGACTGGTAAGTCTGTGTTTGGTGACGCCGTCGCCGTTAATGCAGCACTAGATGGAACACCCACCTTGATGCTCGACACGGAAATGAGCAAAGAGGATCACATCAATCGTATTTTGGCTAACCTTAGTGGTGTGCCTATTAAGATGATTGAGACGGGCAAGTTCTCAGAAGACCAAAACATGAAGTCAAAGGTCATTGCCGCAGGTCGACAGCTAGAAGCTTTGCCCTACCACTACATTAGTGTTGCTGGTAAATCCTTTAGTAGTATCCTGAACATCGTTAAGCGATGGGTGATGCACGAAGTTGGACAAGATGAAGAGGGCAATACAAATGACTGTCTATTGGTGTTTGATTACTTGAAGATGATGTCGGCTGAGGGTATCAGCGGTAACATTCAAGAGTATCAAGTGCTTGGTTTCCAGATTACGGCCCTACACGATCTATGTGTCAAGCTTGACATTCCCTGCCTAGCCTTCGTTCAATTGAATAGGGATGGTATCAGTAAGGAAAGCACCGACGCGGTTAGTGGATCTGACAGATTGGTTTGGCTTTGTACTTCGTGTACGATCTTCAAGAACAAGTCTGAGGAAGAGATAGCCCAAGACGGGACAAAGAATGGCAACCGTAAAGCTGTCGTTCTCGCCGCTAGGCATGGGCCAGGACTAGTCGATGGTAACTATATCAATATGAACATGATTGGTGACCAAGCGAAGCTTCTGGAAATAGGAACCAGGAACGACGCACACATAGAAATCAAAAACGACACAGGACTTGTAAATGAGGACGACCTAGATGAAATCGAAGCAAACGGATCTGAATCAGCTTAAATCAGTTATGTACAAAAACCTAGAGATGGTTTTTGCTAACTTAGAGCTTGAAGTTGAACAGGACGGCGGTAGCTATGTTGGTTGTTGTCCTATTCATGATGATAGTGATAATCCTAGTGCTTTCACTTATAGTGTTGAAAAGAACATGTGGAAGTGCTGGACTCACGAATGTCACTCTGACTACAGTTGTGATATCTTTGGCCTTATTCGCGGAGTGCTCTCTAAAAAGCAAGGAAAAGAGGTTAGCTTTGGAGAGACCCTAGGTTGGTGTTTCAGAGTCTTGAATTTAGACACCAGAGACATCGACACCGTAGAGATCCACAAGGAGGCCCCTGACAGCTTTTTTGGCTTGGTCGACAAGTTCTACAAACCAACCGACGAAGTCGCAGACGAGCCCGGCAGGGAGTGGGAAACGCAGGTTCCTTCGGAGTACTTCGTTTATCGTGGATTTGAGCCCGCCACCATCGATCATTTTGGCGTAGGAGACTGCAAAGTCAACGGCCTTATGAAGTATAGGGCCGTCATCCCTATCCATAACAAAGATGGTACTGTCCAAGTTGGGGCTATTGGTAGGTCTACCCTTGACTATATTGATCCTAAGTTTGTAATTGAGCCTGGGTTCAACAAGAGAAACTACTTCTACAATCACCACAGAGCCATTGAGAAGATAAGAGAGACTAACTGTGCCTTTCTTAGTGAGGGCCAGGGCAACGTTTGGAGGTTGCACGAGTGTGGTGTGTTCAATGCTATCAGTATGCTAGGCAAAGAGCTATCACCTAGGCATGAAACCCTACTAGACGAAATGGGTATCACCACGCTAGTGGTGTTGACAGACCACGACCAACCTGGAAGAGAAGCCAAGATCAAGATTCAGCGTAAGTACGACAGAATGTTTAGGCTTATCTTTCCCAAGGTGCCCACAAGAAGAGACGTAGCCCAAATGGCTCCAGATAAAATCAAAAGCACAATCCTTAAAGACCTAAGAGGGCTATACTAATGCCTCACGGATATGAAAACGAACCTATAAATCCATATCAATCCTCAACCAAGGATTATAAATGTCCTCTCAACTGTAGGGACATGAGCACACACAATTTTCTTTTATACAGCCTGATGGTGCTAGCCTTAGGTTTTTTAAGTTTTTTCGTTGGCGTACTAGTAGAGGTTTTCGCAATATGATTTCAGACAGATTACAATTATTAATAGAAGCGATTGAAACAAGAACAAATGAATGGGGAGGCGAAGAGAAAAGTGCTTTATTCAAAGCTTGTGAGATGGGAGGTGAGGCTGGAGAAGTCTTAAACGAAGTGAAGAAGCTCGAAAGGGCGAGAATGGGAATGAAAGGTGGAAAAGAAGGACTCTCTGATTTAGCAGATGAAATTGGAGACGTAATTATTTCTACCTTGATCTTAGCAGATCACTATGGATTAGATGTAGTGGCCTGTGCTGCTTTGAAATTTAACAAAACGTCAGCCAAGCATGGCTTCAAAACAAGGGTAGAGGTATAATCTAGGATTTTATGAAACATTTTACAAAAGTAATAACTTTAGATTGCCGAGAAAGAGCCACAAATTTACAGAATTATTCACACAAAAAAGGAGATAAAAATGAGTTGTAAAATCATCGGAATCAGCGGGAGAAAACAGAGCGGAAAGAATTCTTCGGCTAATCACCTGAATGGTGTTATCCTGCAACAAAGAGGAGTAGTGTCAGACTTCAATATGTTGGAGACTGGAGAGCTAAACGTCTTGACCAAATTTGAGAATGGAAAAGAAGACTGGGGAGTCTTGGACCTTTGTCGTAAAGACTATGCCTTCCTAGAGGCGGCAGAGAATCGAATCTTCCCCTTTGTGAAGAACTATAGCTTTGCAGACTCTTTGAAAGAAGCTGCTATCAATCTGTTTGAACTTAAACCAAGTTCTGCTTATGGCACAGACGCACAGAAGATGGAGACTACCCATCTACGATGGGAAGATATGCCAGGAGTAATAACGCCCTCTACAATAAATGCAAACTCTGATAATTTGCTTTGCGACGGTGCCGAAGAGATACACCAAGATATCGCCAATGGACTAGGCTTAATTTTGCATTCCGAAGGGATGATGACAGGTAGAGAGTTCTTGCAGTTCTTTGGTACAGAAATTGGAAGAAAGATGCACTGCCCGATCTGGGTAAACGCCACGATCAACAAGATCAAGGCAGAGCAATCAGGGTTAGCCATCGTAACAGACGTTAGATTCCCAGATGAAGTACAAGCAATTAAAGATGCTGGTGGTTATGTCATCAGGCTCGACAGAGAAATGCTTCAAGATGACCACCCTAGCGAGGTGGCGTTAGACGCAGATGTCTATGATTGGGGCAACTTTGACGCAGTAATCAGCAACCAAGACCTAGCACTTACAGACGCTTGTGCGTTAGTTGAGAAGTTTGCCAGGTCAAATTATTTAATTTGACATAAATAAAACTTTGGGTGTATAATATGTGTAGAAGTTCCCAATTCTAAATAAGGAGAAATTAAAATGGGACCAAAAGACATGTTAACCAAAGATTTTCTTGAAGAACACTATGTAAATCAACTTAAAAGCATCCAAGTCATAACCAAAGAGACTGGCATCAAGTCTTCAAACTCTGTGTCTCAGGCGTTGAGTCGTCATGGCATTAGCAGAGGTCACGTGTATGATAGCTCTAAAACTTTCACAAAAGAATTTTTAGAAGAATACTATGTAGACAAAAACATGACATTGAAAGAGGTGGCTGAGCTAGGAGGATTCAAAAGAAAGTCTATAGTTAGAAAAGCACTAGAAAAACACGGAATCACCATTAGAGAAAAAACCTATAGTCAAAAACAAGAGGATTTCCACAATAGGCAAAGATCTCACCACACAATTCCTGGTAGGTTTTTTCATTCTGTAAAATGTCAAGCAAAAAGAAGAAATATAGACTTTAACATAACGATTGAAGACATTTGGGACAAGTATGAAGAGCAAGGAGGCTTGTGTGCGATGACCAAGACGCCAATAGCTTTTAAGAAAACAAAAGAGAAGCAAAATTGTCAAACCGTCTCTGTGGATAGGATAGACAGCGAAGAAGGGTACACCAAAGACAACATTTGGTTAGTTCACAAAGATATCAACATAATGAAAAACCAGTTTACACTAGAATACTTATATGAACAGTGTGAGCTAATACTTAAACACAAGGAGTGAAACATGGGGATACTAATTCCTTATTTTAGAAGCAGTTCTTTAGGTTGTCATAGTTTTTGTGAGATGCAATACTATCAAATATATGGACTTGGGTATCAAAACGCAAGTGGTCTTAAGGCGGTCCTTGGCACCTGCACGCATCGAGTTATGGAGATATTAGGTAAGTGTAAAAAAATACTACAAGACGGAGATAAGCAATCTTTTATCGATGACGCGATAGGATTGGTAAAGTTTACTAAAAAGGGGCTGCATACAGACAAATTTGTAGATGACCTTATTAGGAGAAGCTATGACTACTATGTGGCCTCTCATCCAGAACTAGATTTCAATAAACCAAAGTTTTCTGAAAAGGTTGACGATGAGACCATTAAAGATACTTTCAAGTTCGTAGAGAAACTTGTGTATGTAGGACTTAAAAACTGGAAAAAAGAATATGACCCAAGAACTAGTAATGTTTTAGCGATTGAGAAGCACTTTGATTTACCCATAGAGAAGGACTGGGCACACTTCGAGCATGAAGGTAAAAAAATGCAACTATCTATCAAGGGAACGATAGATTCGGTAATGCTGCCAGACTCCAACACTATAGAGGTTGTAGACTACAAAAGTGGCCAAAGAAAAGACTTTGCTACTGGAGAAGTTAAAGACTACGCAAAGCTGCAAAAAGACCCTCAGCTATTGTTGTACAACCACGCGTTATCCAGATTATATCCAGAAGTAGAAAATAGAGTAATGACTATACTCTTTTTAAGAGACGGCGGACCTTTCTCTATGATGTATGGAAAAGAAGATGACGAAATGTTTCTTGAACATCTAAGAAAAAAGTTTGAAGAAATTAGCAATACTAAAAAGCCTAGGCCAGTATCTTCTGCTAGAAATAGCTGGAAATGTAAGTACGTTTGCGAGTTTAGTAAAATAGACCCAGAGACGGGAAAGATGAAGTGTAAACACGTAGAAGACACGATAAAGACATACGGCATAGACGCTGCTACTAAAAAGCTTAAAAAGCCTGGATTCAAAGTGGACTACTACGAAAGCCCAGGATAATCAAGAATTTTTGATGGTTTTCGGTTGGCGATTACGTCGCCGACGACTATCATAGAATAGGACAACCAACCGGAGAAAAAATTGAAAAAAGAATTCGCACCACTGTGTAACTACACGCACTACAGCTTACAACTAGGATTCTCAAAACCCAAGGCCTTAGTTAAGAAATGCAAAGACAATGGATATACCGCATGTGGTATTTCTGATTACAAGAGTATCTCGGGCACTGTCCGATTCTTTCAAGAGTGTAAGAAAGCTGGTATAAAGCCAATCATTGGGTGTTCTTTTGATGGGTTTAGTCTGTTTTCTAAAAACAAAGATGGCTGGTTTGACCTTATCGCAATTGTGTCAGCTATTCAGCACCAAGATGAAATGACTGTCATCAAAGAGTACTGCAAACGTGGTAACTTGATCTATGTTGGACGTAAGCAACAGACGCCACTGTGCCCAGGTGGCGATAATTACTTGAAGGGCGGGAAGATTAAGAATTACTTCTACACGGACAAGTCAGAGGTAGATATTCATAGAATTTCTTTATGCTCTGGGTTGAAGGTGCCCCTTCCCGACATGATGAAGTATATTGGTAAGGGTAAAGTTCAAGACGAACTAAAACCCTATATCAAGTTCTTCACAGAAGATAGCTTTGGCGTACCTAATAAGGATCACGCAGTTGTTTGTGAGGATATTTGCAGTATTGTAGACTCTTGTACAGAGTATGATATTCTTGAGAAGCCAATGTTGCCAACCTTCCCCACTCCAAATGGAGAGTCCGAGGAAGAGTATCTAAAGCAGCTATGCCGACAAGGCTGGAATGAATTACTTGGGAAGACGGGCAAAGTAGAAAAAGAAGAAGCCAAGCAAAGATACCTAGACCAATTCAACGAAGAGTTTGGAGTTATTAAGGGGGCGAAGCTGTTTGGTTATTTCTTGATTGTATGGGACATCATTAACTTCATCAAAAGCAAGGGCTGGATCAGCGGACCAGGAAGAGGGTGCTTTTTGCCAGACACGAGGGTGAGAATGTCTAACGGCTTATTGAAACCAATCTCTATAATAAAGAAAGGAGAAAGCGTTGTAGACGCTTTTGGTGGTTCGCAAATTGTTGCAGATACACTTTCTTATCTAGTGGATGAAGAAATAATTGAAATGACCATGGAAAACGGCAAAATTATTCGGTGTACAGAAGATCACAAGTTCTTAACGAGCAATAGAGGCTGGGTTACAGCAAAAGACTTGACAGAATTTGACGAAATCACAGAAATATAGTCTAGGTCGGGGTTCTATTATAACAATCCAATTGAATATGAAGACGAAAATGGTGTCTTTAGGATGTATTTTCCAGACTTTATTATAAATGAGAAAACAATCGTAGAAGTTAAAGGGCTAGGGCTTTACTACAAAAAAAAACTACGATCATCACTTTTCTCTTCTGGAGAAGATTATTTAGTATTATTTAGTGATGATGAGATATTAAAGACAAATTACCTCAAAGCTAGAAAGTGGCACCATGCAAATAAAAAAGAAAAGAAAAATTAAATACTCTGGACTTGTTAACGATCTAACCGTCGAGAACTCCCACACTTACAACGTAGAAGGGTTAGCTGTGCATAACTCTGCTGCTGGTTGTTTGATCTCCTATCTTATTAGAATTACAAAGATCGACCCTATTGAGTTTAACTTATTATTCTCTAGGTTCTACAATGCTGGTCGTAATACAGAAGACCACGTCTCGTTGCCAGATATCGATATTGATGTTCCAGGAGATAAGCGTGATGAAGTGATTGCCTATCTCAAATACAGATATGGTCCAGAAAACGTTAGCCAGATGATTACCTATGGGCGACTTCAAGGTAAAAGCTCCCTAAAAGAAGTTCTACGTATGAACAAAGCTTGTGGTTTCAATGAAATGAACGCCATGACTAAGCCAATCCCTGACGAGGCTGCTATTTCTGACCAACTTGAATTGATGGATGAAGAAGATCGTTCTATCATCAGGTGGACCCTAATCAATGACCCAGAAAGCTTGCGTCAGTGGTGCCACTTGGATGAACAGGGAAACCTAAGGGGCGACTACGCTCCATACTTCGATCAGGCTATTAGACTTGAGGGCACATTCAAGAGTCAAGGTAAACACGCCGCTGGTGTGGTTATCTCTAGGGAGCCTCTTCACAAGGTTTGCCCCATGTTGCCAGAAAAGAATGGCGAAATGATTGCAGGACTAGAAATGAACGACCTAGAAGCACTGGGTCACGTTAAATTTGATATCTTGGGTCTCATGTTGCTTGATAAGCTTATGGAAATCCAAGAACTAATTGGAGAAAAAAAAGATGAATGCAAAGAAACAGGCCCTTGAGCTAATAAGAAAAAAAGACGAAGAGTTTGGGGAGGGGTGGTCAAACGACACAGAAGAGATCGCCAGACTTATGGTCGAGTTCCAAAACTCTACCTTGAAAGATATCAAACAAATCATGGAGAATGGCACACCCAACCGTAGATACTATAATGGCTGGGAAGAACGTGTTCTTGATCTGTGTAAAGAGACCGACCCATATTTACAAACGAGGTAGCCATGAAAATGTTAAAAGAAGAAATTGTAGCTGGAGTTTTTGTAGGAGGTTTTCTATCTAAATGGAAAGAAGACACTATTGAACAAGCGTCAGAAGAATATGATTAGGACGAACAAGAGCGAGAGAGAAACTAAAACAATTCAGAGAAGAGAGCGAGGGCCTCTTCGATACACCCCTAAGAGAAAAGGATAAAAATAATTATGGCAGATAGAGACTTCATCGTATTTGACTTTGAAACCGGTGGCAGAGATCCACATACGTGTCAACCAACGCAGCTTGCTGCAATCGCCCTACATGGACGAACTCTTGAAATGAAGAAAGTGGGGGGCGAGTTTAACAGTGAAATCTGGGCAGAAACAGATGACGACAAGGCTATTGCGGCGGGGCTGGCACCTCTTGAGGAAGAGGCTTTGAAGGTCACGGGAAAGACTAGAGAACAGATCGCCAAGGCACCTAAGCCAAAGGCTGTGTGGACTAAGTTCTTAGCCTTTGTGAATAAGCACAACTGGAAGGGTACAACCTGGTTCGCCCCTATTCCTGCTGGCTACAACATCATCAACTACGACATGCCAATCATTAACAGGATGGCAAAGTTGTATGGAGGCTGGGATGACAAAAAGGGCCAGAACAAGTTCTTTAATCCTATCAAGAAATACGACATGATGGACGACATGTTCTTATGGACAGAGAGCGACCCTACTATTAAGTCTATCAGCATGGACAACGTCAGAAAGCGAATGGGTATGGAAAGCGAGAACGCCCACGATGCTCTTCAAGACGTAAAAGATACGGCAAACATCATTATTAAATTCCTTAAAACTAGAAGGGCAATGTATAAAACACTCAGCCCTAAGATTGACAAGGCGTTTGCTAATGGTGGACTATACATAGAATAGGAGATTGGAATGGACATAACTTGCCCAAGATGTGAATGTGAATTTGAGGACAAAACATGGAATGGTGGCCAGTGCCCAGATTGTAACTTAGACTACTGGTGGGATGACGGCTATGTCCCAAATACGGACATTGATTACTACTTGATTGTGTGGGAAAAATATGACAGTTGACATTGATAATATTCCGATGAATGATCCAGAAGTCTGGAAGCTTTTCGCGGAAGGTAGAACCAAGGGTATTTTTCAACTTGAAAGCAATCTTGGAAGATCGTGGTCCAAGAAAGTCAAGCCCGAAAATATGGAAGAGCTTGCGGCTCTGATCTCTATTCTTCGTCCTGGCTCTTTGAAAGCTATGTATCAGGGCAAGTCTATGTCCCAGCACTATGTAGACAGAAAGCACGGACTAGAACCCGTTGAGTATCTACATCCTTCTCTTGAGCCATTCTTAGCTCCAACCTACGGGGTTTTGATCTATCAAGAACAAGCTATGATTATAGCCAAAGAGCTTGCGGGTTTCTCTGAGTCAGAGGCCGATGTTCTTAGAAAGGCCATTGGTAAAAAGAAAGCAGACGTGATGGCAAAGGTCAAGGAAGACTTTATCATTGGTTGCGAGAAAGTCGGGACGGTTGAAGCCAAAGACGCAGAAGAAATCTTCGGGTGGATTGAGAAGTCTGCCCGATACAGTTTTAACAAGTCTATTACGAAGGATTCAGTAGTACAAACACCAGACGGTGAAAAGCAGCTATCAGAAATTAAAGCTGGAGATTTTGTACTATCTCCCTGTTTATTGTCTGACCAATACGTAAAAGTCTTAGAGACTTATGACCACGGGTCACTAGAGGTCTATGAGTTAGAGCTAGAGTGTGGTAAAACTATAAAATGCACAATGGAGCATAAATTCTTGTGCAAAGATGGTGTTATTAGACCTCTTTCTGATATTCTGTTATATTTTCACGAGATAGTTGTTCAAGATTGTGTAGACATGAAATCTAGTAAAATAGTTAGAATAAAAAGCTTGGGCACAATGCCCACTATGGACATTGAGGTTGATAGTGATAGCCATCTTTTTTATGCTAATAAAATAGCCACCAGTAATTCTCACGCAGTGGCTTATGGGCTAGATTCGTATTGGAGTGCTTATTTCAAGGCACACTATATCAAACAGTTCTTTGTAGCCTATTTTCGTTACGCAAAAGACAAACAGGACGCTCACCAAGAGGTTTATGAACTAGCGTCAGAAGCTAAGCTTTTTGATCTTCAATTGAAAACTCCTAGTATTGCTAATTTTAAGCGTCAATTCAATTGCGTTGGAGACATCATCTACTTTGGCATCAAGGACATTAAGTCTTTGACTGGCAAGAATGGAGACAAGGCTTTTATTGCTGTTGAAGATATGCTTGTGCATCTAAATAAAAAGATTGAGAACACCTCGTGGATGGAAATCTTGTTGTTCTTCTCTCCTAAGGTAAACTCTACAGTGTTCAAAACTTTGGGGTCTATTGGGTTCTTCCTTGGAATCAAAGACAAAGTCACGAGAAACAAAGTTTTATATGACTATCAGATCTTTCGCATCTTGACTAAGGCCGAAACCGACTGGGTAATAGAAAACTACCCTAAGAGAAGATGGAAGGATTTGCAGTCTTGCTTTAGAGATCTAGCACCTACAAAAAAAGAGGGCGGCGGGACCAGTAAAGAGTCCAGAAAGCAGATTATCTTGAACGAGATTAAGATGCTACAGAACCCACCCTACGACCTAGAAGACGATCCAGAGTGGATCATTGACCAGGAAGTGAAGTTCTTAGGTTGCCCTGTCTCTATGTCTAAGATTGAAACCACAGACATGTGCGGCAATACAACCTGTAAGGAACTAGCAGACGGGAAAAAGGGCAAGAAGCTAACAATCGCCGCAAACATTACCCGAGTGTTTAACACGAAGGTTAAGAAAGAAGGGGCAAGTAAGGGAAAAGAGATGTCCTTCCTGACCATTGAGGACGAAACCTGCTCAATTGACAGCGTTGTGGTCTTTCCAGAGGCGAGAGAAGACAATAAGTACAGCTTATTTGAAGGAAACAACGTGATGATCTACGGAAGTTCAGAGAAGGGCGACGGAAGTCTGATCGTTGAAAAAATTTCAGATATTTAGGTTGTCTTTTCCAAACCTTCTGACTATAATAGATAAGGGAGCAAAAATGAAAACCTGTAGAAGATGCAAAGAATATCTTGATGAAAGTCGTTTTGGAAATAGCAAACGTCACAAAAGCGGCAAAAATAATACATGTAAAAGGTGCCTTAGGGATTTGTACTATACTCCAAGACCTAGAAAACCTGTGAGTACTTTGTGTGCTAAGTGCAAGACAAATAAAAAAGATCCTCAAGGTAATAGAAAACGTCAACCTAGCTATTGTAAAGAGTGTAATAAAGCAATGGTGAAAGAAAGTTATCCTAAGTATGAAGAAAGGCGAAAAAGGAGTGCAAGAGAATACTACCTCAAAAATCAAGAAAAGATACAAGAGTATTGTAGAAACAACACAGAAGCAAGGAGGGAGCGAAATAGAACCTGGAGAAAGAACAATCCAGAAAAATGCTTAGCACAGAGTAGGAAAAGCAATGCCGACCCAATACAAAGAATGAACAGGAATATGAGGAATAGTATAACAAGAGGACTAAGGGGCCAAAAGAAGAAGTTAAAAACGTTTGACTACATAGGGCTTAAAACGGAAGAGTTTTGGGACTATTTAGAATCTAAATTCCAAGATGGTATGACTAGGGAAAATTATGGAGAATGGCATGTAGATCATATAAGGCCATTAAGCAGCTTTGATTTTGCTTCTAATGGCATGGAAGATCAACTAAAAATAGCATGGCATTACACAAACCTACAACCCCTATGGGCTATTGATAACTTCAAAAAAGGAAATAAAATAGAACAATGAGAAAAAAAAGAATCCTCTTCTGTAGTGAGGCGACCTTTCTAAACACTGGTTATGCTACCTACACTAGAGAAATCATGGAGTATCTAAACTCCACAGGAAAATACGAACTAGCCGAATTAGCCGCCTATGGTCAAAGAAACGATCCTAGGGGGCTATCTTTGCCTTGGAGGTACTATGGAGTACAACCAAACAAGGAGTTTCAACCTAGAGCTAGTAGAGAAGAGATGCAGTCATACGACTCAAGTCCCTTCAATCAATTTGGCGAGTTCATCTTTGAAGAAGTTTGCCTAGACTTTAAGCCAGACATTGTCTTTGATATCAGAGACTTCTGGATGTGCTTAACTCCTAATACTAATATCGTATGTAAAAACTCCATCAAGAAGATCAAAGACATAAAAGTCGATGACTTGGTCTTAACACACGAAGGAAGATATAGAAGAGTAATAAACACATTTAAAAAGAGTTATTTCGGAGATCTCCACACTATTAATGTGCAAAATTGCCCATTTAATGTAGAACTAACAGACGATCATCCGGTCTATTGCTTAAAAAGAAATGGAGAGAAAAGCCTACCAGTGCATAAGTTTTCACCTAAAAATTTAGAATGGGTAGACTCCCAAGGCATTGAGAAAAACGACATATTGGTTTACCCAATTGACAAAGAGGGAGATAAAAATCACAAGAATGACTTTTGTAGATTCTTAGGCTACTATATGGCCGAAGGCTGCATAATGTACGAGGGCTTAAAAGAGGACAACAAATACAAAGGTATTCAGTTAACCTTTAATGCTAATGAGTCTAGTCATATTGATGACTTTATCTCTCTTGTTAAGGTTTTTTATGATAAAGAAGCTAAAATAAAGATACTTGGGAATACGGCAATAGTAAGGTGTTACGGCAAAAGAATATCACAAGATTGTCTAAAGTTTTGCGGTTCTTTGGCTGGAGACAAGAAGCTTTCTGATGAGGTGTTTTTCTCAAATAACGAGTGTATAAGGTCGTTTTTGTGTGGCTTATTTAGGGGTGACGGAGGTTATTACAAGGAAAGAGCTTCTTACTGCACAAAGAGTGAGCAATTAGCACACCAAGTATTTAGGATGTGCCTAAGGATTGGAATATTGCCATCCTTCAATCTAAATAAAAATAATATCAAAGGAATCGACAAAGATTATTTTAGATACATATTCTCTTTTAGGTCTAATAGCTTAGAGGGATTTAAGACTATTTATGACAACCTCCTCAATAAAGAAATAGCTAAAGCGACAAGAATTAAAAATGGCTACGCTTGGTTAACTGTTAAAGAGGTTATTAAACAATCCTATGGAGAACAAGTTCATAACTTTGAAGTAGAAGAAGACAATACCTATGTATCTTCTTTTTGTATTCATAATTGCGAGTTTGTAGAGCGATCTCCCTTTAGGAAGATGTTCAAGTGGGTAATTATCCCCACAGTAGACGCGGCACCACAAGCTAGGCAGTGGATTAGTACTTACGCAAGTGCTGACGCAGTCCTGTCTTACTCTGAGTGGTCTGGCGACGTTATGAAAGAACAGTCTGGAGGGAAGATCAACTATGTTGGGACAGCCCCTCCATCTGCTAATCCTGCGTATAAGCCAATGGACCAAGCTGTTTGTAGAGAAAACCTGGGGCTAGATAAGGATATAAAGATTGTGGGCACGGTTATGCGTAATCAAAGACGCAAGCTTTACCCAGATCTCTTTGAGGCGTGGGCTCTGTTCTTAGGGCAACAAGAGAACCCTAATGAGTACAAGCTGTACTGTCACACAAGTTATCCAGACCTAGGTTGGGATATCCCAGAGTTACTACAGCAGAACTGTGTCTCTTCAAGTGTTTATTTTACTTACATTTGCCCAGAGACCAACAAGACATTTGCTTCATTGTTTGCGGGGGGTATCTGTGAATCGCCTTTCACTGGTAAATACAACGCCACCATGTGCAATGTTAAGCAGGGTGCTAGCTATGAACAGTTGTCAGAAGTGATGAATTGCTTTGACTTATATGTTCAATATGCTAACAGCGAGGGATTTGGCCTTCCACAAGTAGAGGCGGCTGCTTGTGGTATCCCCGTTGTTTCTGTTGACTACAGTGCTATGAGCAGTGTTGTTAGCAATCTAGCCGGAGTGCCCTTGAAGCCCAAAGCTCTATACAAAGAACTAGAGACAGGATGCTATAGGGCCGTTCCAGATAACGAAGACACCGCGATGGTTTTCGGTAGGTTCTTCGATATCGACAAAGAAGACAGGATCGCTTTGGGGCACAGGACTTTAGACAGATTTAAGAAGCATTATCAGTGGGATCAGACTGGAGACATACTTGCAAAGGTATTCGATTCATTCGAGATTGAACCAGTAGAGAAAACTTGGGAGTCTGCACCAAGAATTCACCAACCAAAACCAAAACCAGAGATTCCTCCGCAGACTACGCACAAGCAATTGGCTCAGTGGTTGATTGTAAATGCACTAGGAGAGCCTGACAGACTTAACACTCAGTTTGAGTCTCGTCTTACTAGAGACCTTATGTATGAGAGTAGGACTTCTTCTACCTCTAAGGTTTATGAGAATGAGAGTTCGGCAGGTTTTGATGGTAAGGTGGTAAGAATACCCTTTAACTTTGATCTAGCTTACCGGGAAATGCTCAAGATAGCAGAGAAGAGGAACTATTGGGAACAAAAGAGAATCTAAAACACGAGAAGTAACCATATCTCCATACAAAGGAAAATTACCAATGGGTAACGAGAGACGTAAACAGAATGAAAATGGACATGAATCAGTCAGACTTCATTCGGGTCTGCAAAAAAATAGTGGAAGCTCAAAAATGAAAGTGCTATACTTGGGTCACCAAAATGAGCCGACAGGGTGGGGGCGAGCAGCACTTGACAACATTTTAGCTCTCGGCGCCGCTGGTGTTGATGTTGTGTGTCGCAACATTGACCTTACCGGACAAGTTAATACTCCACCGGAGTTGGTAGAGTTTGAGCGTAAGGATTGTCACGACGCTACTCATTGTGTGCAACATGTATTGCCCCACTATCTAGTGGGCACTGCTAAGTATAAGAAGAACATAGCCTACTTTGTTTCTGAAACATATGAGACCAATCACTTAGACTGGAACAGTCACCTACAACTAGTAGATGAACTTTGGGTTCCTAACGACGGCCTTAGGAGTGACTTGTCTATGGAAGGCTTTAAGGCTTCTGTTGTGCATCACTGTTGTGATCCTACCAAGTATGCTAAGTCATATCCAGAAGTTAAGATTCCAGGTGCCGACCACACGTTTAAATTCTACTGTATCTCTGATTTTAATGATCGAAAGAACATCGAATCGGTGGTTAGGTGCTTTCACTCCGAGTTCGATAGGTCTGAGCCTGTTTCTCTGATATTGAAGCTTAATAAGTTCAACATCCCAGCAGAAAAGGTTAAACATCAGATTGAAGGGCTTTGTAATAACATAAAGATTAGATCTAGGTTGTATTCAAACAAAGAAGACTATCACAAAGAATTTGTTATCACCGGCCATAGCACAGAAGATCAAATAATGTCTCTTCATCAGTATGGTGATTGCTTCCTTAACTTCTCACACGGAGAAGCTTGGTCGATTCCAGCCTTTGATGCGATGGCGTTTGGCAATACTCCCATTGTGACAGACCTACCTGGAACTAGCGAGTACATTCAGTGGGATGAAGACGAGGTTGGTTACTGTGTTTCTTGTCAGTCTTCTGTGTGCGATTCTGTTGATGCTGCATTCCCAGACTTGTTTACCGCTAGGGATACCTGGAGGCAGATAGACGAAAGCGAAGCCAAGAGAACAATGCGACACTACTACGAGAACAGAGTGGACAGAAGATCCAGAGGCTTAAAGAGGGCGAAGGACTTCTCACACCAATTGGTAGGCAACACAATGAAGGAGCTACTTCTAGCATAACAAGCGTGTGAATTATATGAAATGGACTCACGATCAAGATTACTTTTTGGAACTACGTAAAAGGATAACAGAAAACAATGACAAATGTAGTTAATTACGTTAGAAGAGAACCTAAGAAAAAATTAAATATATTAACGTTTTGTACTCACCGTAGATACGAGACAGAGTTGGCCAAGACTGGTCACAACTTCTATGCTGCAAACATTAAGGGTATGGGGGCGTTTGAAGACTATGGACTAGACAACTATCACCTTATGCCACTAGACAAGTTCTATCCCTACGATGGGTACGACTTGATCTTGTCACAAAACAGGTTTGGACAGTTTGATCTAGCCAATCAGATCAATCAAAAGCTACAGATCCCCATCATTGCCCTTGAACACACAACGCCCACAATTGACTTGAGCCAATCCGCTTTGAATCAAATGGGGGCCATGATTGGTGATGTTAATATCTTCATTACGCATCATTCAAACTATGTTTGGTCTAGTGTTGGTATTCAGAAAAACAACAATGTGATTCATCACTGTGTTGACTCAGATGCCTTTAGTCCAAAAACAGAAAGGACAGGCAAATACATCTTAACAGTAGCAAACGACTATAAGGCTAGAGACTATTGCTTAAACTACAAGATGTGGGAAGAGCTTTACAATACTGAAAAGTACATGATGACTGTTATTGGAAAAAACAGCGATCAAATCAATGACACGTTTGTTAGTGAGGGCAATTCAGAAAGACTGGCGTTCTATTACAGCGAGTGCCAAGCTTATCTGAACACAACCCTGGACAGCCCAATGCCGATGAGTCTCCTAGAGGCGATGGCTTGTGAGTGTCCAGTTGTCACCACTGGCACCTGTGGGATCTCTGAGTTCGTCGAGGACGGCGTTAATGGTTTAATCGCCAATACCTCAGAGGAAGCTTCTAAGACTCTTGACAGGCTCGCTAGAGACCCTGACTACGCCAAGAAACTAGGAAAGGCCGCTAGGCAGACAGTTCTTGATAAATGCTCTTCGGACAGATTTGTTCAAGAGTGGAATGAAATCTTCACCAAAACATACGAGGCAAGTTTATGAAACTAATGATTTTGAACCCAGACGAGAAGGGACCAACCGGGTATGAGTTTGTCTATATGACAGGCGTAGATGTTAATCTTGACCACATTTCAGACAACGAGTGTGAAGAGATCTCAGTACAGAACTGTTTTGCAAGTCTGCCCCTTGAGGCTTCAATCGGATTCTTGACCGCCCTATCGTGCAAACTTAGACGTGGTGGGCTGTTAAGGTTTAATGGAGTAGATGCTAGGATGCTGTGTCGGGCACTTATCAAGGGGAAGATGAACGACCAAGACTTCAACACCATTGTGTATTCTTGCCGTTCTCTCTTGTCAGTCCCAACAGTAAAAGAGATCATTCGCAGATCTGGACTACAAATTGAAACTCTAACACTCAACGGATTCAACTATGACGTTACAGCCACAAGGTAAACAATCACTAGAGACCATCTGTAAAGACTGCGTGTTCGCCGTATACGATGGAGACAATCAGTCTGGATGCAAGGCTAAGAGGCTGGAATCTTTTGCAGCAGACAAGGTCACAGAAGCCACTGACAATGAAAAGGAATTCTATGTCATCAAAGGGGTTTGTCCTTCTTATAGGCCTCCAAGCTGGGGCGAAGCAAACCTAGAAAAGATGAGAGAAGAGCTACGTCCAAGTTTCACACTAATCCTAGACGTTGATGAGTACACTAGGCCTCAATTGCTTGAACTACAAACTAGTCTCAGAAGCGTTTTCTACTACGAAAGTGTTGACGTGATTTTGGCACATAGGGGCACTTATGACAATAAGGATATTGTCTCTCAGATGGTCCACGAATGGATGGGTAAGAAGAAGTTCCGCGTTATCCAGTACCACGACGATCTGACCAAGCCAGAGATTGATGCGGAACTATTGAGATATGTCAAAGGGAAGTTCTTCTCTATGTCTCCAGTGACTCCGTGGACAGAAGATCTAATGAGAGCAATCGAATATGATTTCTCTGTAAACTATGGGGTTTTCGTTGTCGCCTCCAAGTCTGACAGTGTAATGGTTATGTCCTCTGCTCTAAAATTCTATCGAATGAGTGATGGAAAGACGTACCAAGATTTCGAGGATAGTCTTTTGGATGGAGCAAAGACTGCCAATCTCTATAAGAAGTTCTAACATGCCAAGAAACAGAGTCAACTCTATAACGTCAGCGAGAGGCGATAAAAAGAATAGAAAGAAAGGGGACAAGGTAACAATTGCTATCTTGTCTGCCAAGCCTGGCTATAGGATGAAGTCCTATGGTCCGCCATCACTACTTAGCGTCGGGTCGCACTGCTTGCTTGACATTCAAATTGAAGCGATTAGAGCCGTACATAAGGACTATGAGATCATAGTCTGTTGCGGCTTTGAAGCTGACCGTGTCTCAAGACACATAAAGACGAAGTATAAGAACCAAAACATCAGGATAGTAGAGAACCAACTCTTCGACGAGACCAATTGCTGTGAGACTCTCAGATTGTGCTTAAACAACGTGTCTTCGGATTCGCTATTGGTTTGCAACGGGGAGTTGGTTCTATATCCTGAACTGGTTAAGATACACGAAGAGGTGCCATACATCCTAAGTCATAAGCGTGGCAAGAAAAAGTCTACGTTAGAGATTGGCAGCGTATGTGATGAAAATGGACTTGTTACGAATATGTCCTATGGGTTAACCGACTTGTGGTCCGAGATCTTTTACTTGCACAGCAGAGAGACAATAGAGTCCCTAAGAAGGATTGTCTCTACAGAAGCCTTTAAGAACAAACTGATCTTTGAGGCCTTGAATGAGTTCAATAAGACTAAATACAATCTTCACCAAGTAATGACAAAAGACAGGGCGGTGAAAATTGACAACATCAAAACATACCACAGGGTTAAAGATAGATATGAGAACATTGGTACACAACTATTCGTCAGAAATTTCAACTGAGGCGATCTATATTGCTCAGTTCCTAAGAGAAGAGGGCAACGAGGTAAAGTTTTGGAATAACCAAGAAAGTGCCTTTGATGTCTTTGATGACTTTAAGCCAGATGTCTTTTTTACTCATTATCTAATGCTGACTAAAGACATTGCAAAGAGAACGAAAGGAGAGGGGGTCAAGACTGTAATTAACGTCACCGGGGCCACGCCACAGCACCTACAGGTTATTGACGACATGATGGAGAACCATTACTGTTTTCAAAACTACAAAATGCTGCCAGACATAGACGTTGTCGCCCCTTGTGCTGATTTTTACCTAAAGGATACACCTGGACTTAAAGTTCCAAGATATGCCATAGAGACGCTATTTATTGTAGACTCTCAACAAGAACTTGACTTGGTTAGTCCGTTGTTTGAAGATAGAGAGACGTATCACGTCTTAACAAACTCTATTGATATGAAGGCTTCTAATCAAGTTGATGAGTATGTGAGTATTGCGGTATTGTCAAAGCTTTACCAAAACTACGAAGAGATCATTGTAACAAAGTCTAATCAAGTGTTTTTCGACGCGGCCTACTACGGTGGAAAGTGTGGATTGATTCAGCGAGAGGGAAATCCGGTATTTTTACAAAAAGAGGTTGTCGAATCGGGCCATTCTCCCTATAATAGAGTGACAGCCTTACTCGAAAAGATTGGCGAAAACGGCCCTTATGGAGAAAAAGATGCCAGATACATCGGTAACAGTGGTGATGAACGGGTTTAAGAGACCCCACGCTGCAAAAGAACAATACGAAGCCTACAGAAACCAGTCGACGGGAACGCCCAAGTTTCTCTTCTGGGGCAACTACGGCGGCAAGAACACAATTGAAGACTCCTTTGATCGCTATGTTGTAGATGGCTCCAAGTCGGCTATCGCCAATAGCAACATGGGTGTGTGGGCTAGGTTTGCCTACGCTCTTAATGCAGACACCTCCTACGTGTGTGTCGCAGATGACGACACGATCCCAGGTAAGCGTTGGATTGAGAACTGCATTGACACAATTGAAGTGATTGGTAATCAAGCTGTTTTGACTACTCGTGGAGTGAGGATAAAGAGCAACAACTATCCAATGCCCGAAAGCTATGACGCAGTTGGTTGGCCAAGTCAAAACGAGAAGATAGAACAGGTAGACTTTGGTGGACACTGTTGGTTCTTCCACAAGACCCTCTTGAAAGCCTTCTGGATGGATGCTCCAGATGTTCTACCGTTGAACTATGGGGAGGATATCAATATCTCTTACGCAGCTTGGAATACGGCAAATTGTAACACTTACGTTCCTAAGCACCCAAAAGACAACAAAGAACTTTGGGGCTCGTTAAATGGAAGTAAGTATGGAGAAGACATGAACGCCACTTCTCGGCTGGGTGACGCTAGTCAGGGGATGTTTCAGTACTTTAACTCGATTCTTAGGAAGGGATATGTTCCTGTATTAGCGAGAAACCAAGATGCAAAAACCACTTGATATTTGGCATGAAGACTTTGACATTAGCAAACACAAAGAACCCTCCACTATAGAGAGAATAATTCAATGGGTCACAAGGAAGAAGCACTCTACCTAGAAATAAGAAAAAAAAACAAAAGCAAGAGATTCATGAAGCAATAGTGGCCGTGGAGAAAAGACACGCCAGAAAGATTAAGAACATAGAAGACAAAATAGAAAATCTTGGATGTGAACACCACTTCTATCGCATTGAAAACAGGAATGACGACGATAGATATGGAAGACGGTACGTCATAAGAATTAAGCGCTGCAAAGTATGCGGGGCGACAGACATTTACAACGAATGGCCAAAGGTGAAAGATGCCCGTAATTAAACCAGGAACAGACACAGAGAGAGACGAAAGCTTGCCCTCTGTATTTCTAGCTGGCTCCATTGAAATAGGGGTCGCAGAAGAGTGGCAAAAGAGAGTAGGGGCACAAATTGGCCACCTGTACAACGTCTACGACCCAAGAAGGGACGACTGGGATAGTAGCTGGACAGAAGACAGTCCTGAACTAGAAGCACAAATTCTATGGGAACAGCACTACTTGAGACGGGTTGAGTACATCTTGTTTTATTTTGATCCTAATACCAAGTCTCCAGTAACACTGTTGGAACTAGGTCAAGCTCTTGAGAGAGATGTTTTTCTTGCTGTTGTGTGCCCCCAGGGGTATTTCCGAAGAAAGAATTTAGAAATAACATGCCAAGAGTATGGAGTAGAGCTTAGAGAAGACCTAGGTGAAGTTATTGAAGAAATCATTCAAGCAGGTTAGGAGTTAACATGGTTCCATACACAATTTTAGAAGTCATGGCTGGGTCTTTGAATGTAGATATTGATGTGAACGATCATCCTCGCTACTTTACGGAAATAGAGATTGAAGACTACTTCACAAACTACGTGAATGACATTACAGAAAGTATGAACGACACAATGGAAGAATTAGGAGGATAAGATGAAACAATACATTGATATAGTAAGTAGGGTTTTGGAAGACGGCAAGTGGAAGTCTCCAGTCAGAAAAGTCGGTAACACATGGGAGCCAGTAGATGGGGGTATTAGGACTAAAGCTGTACCTAACGTTTTCTTTTCTCACGAAATGCGGGATGGGTTTCCTTTACTTACGACGAAAAAGATGGCTTGGAAAGCAATCAGAGTCGAACTTGAAGGATTTATCAAAGGGATCACAGACAAGCAGTGGTTTCAAGACCGAAACTGTAAGATTTGGTCAGAATGGTGTAACCCAGAGGCGGTAGAGGGGCACCAGTATATGCAGGAATACTCTCACGACGAAACAATGAGTCATGAAGAATCTAATGCAGAATACAACTCTCGAAAGAAAGCCGCCCAAAAAGAACTTAATTGCCTTGGTCCCATATATGGTGCGAATTGGATTAATTTTGATGGAGACTATGCTCCAGTTCCACAAATAACAACGGGACTAAATAAGACAATTAAGGTCTCACTGAGTGAAAATTGTCCATTCGATCTAGTTGGCAAAGAATTCAATGGGACAAATGGGATATACACAGTAGTATCATACGACGGCAAAGACAGGCATTGTAATTGTAGGTTCTCAGTAAAGTTTCATACTAGTGGATTTGTAAAAGATAATTTGTGTAAATCACAAGTACAAGAAGGGAAAATCTACGATCCATATTATCCATCGGTATGCGGTGTCGCTTGCATGGGAGAGTATAAAGATGTTGAGATTCCAGAGCTTCACTATGAAGAAGATAAGGAATCCACGGTAGAGGCGATAAAAAACCAATGGAGACAAATGATCCAAAGATGCTATAATAAAAGCAACAAAGCTTATAAAAATTATGGTGCTTGCGGAATCTATGTTCACAATAACTGGCTAATATTCGAGAACTTTTTAAGAGACATTCAAAGAGTAAACGGATGGAAGTTTAAATTAGATAATTGGTCTGGATACCACTTAGACAAAGACATTAATGGACTAGGCTTTTATGGACTTAGGGGGTGTCAATGGACCACTAGAGAAGACAACGCTAATCATACTAGCCAACAATACTATTTTGACGCTGTAGACCCAAACAACAATACGTTCTTTAACGAGTATGGCTTAGCTAGATTCTGTAGAAAATACAACCTAAATGTCAAAACAGTAGAAGCTTCTATAAAGAGCAAAACAAAGACCCATGGTGGATGGTGTTTCCATAGAAAAGAAAACTTAGATACTAGGCCAAAGATTAAGACTGGCACTAATCAACTAGCCAATATCGTTGAGACTCTTCGCACCAACCCTATGGACAGACGAATGGTCTGTTCCGCATGGAACCCCAATCAGATCCACATGATGGCCCTACCACCCTGTCACTATGCTTGGAATGTCACAGTCATCGATAACAAAGTCAATCTCTTCTGGGCTCAGCGTAGTGCAGATCTGATGTTAGGCGTGCCCTTCAACATCGCTTCTTATGGCTTACTTTTAAGCCTATTGGCCGCAGATGCCGGGTTGGAAGTGGGCAATCTATCAGGCGTATTTGTTGACTGTCATATCTATGAAAATCAACTAGATGGTGCTATTGAGCAAGTCCAAAGAGAGCCGCAACCCTTGCCCTCTATTGAATTGGACCCTAATGTTCAAAACTTAATGGCCCCTAATGAGTTTGATATCTTCAACTGGACCCACGACAAGGTGGGACTCGTAGGATACAACCCCCTTGACAAGATTGACTTTGGTGAGGTAGCAGTATGAAGAGTCACACAGGAGAAGTCTTTGGGACTAAGACCGTAGGAAAGTTCGTTAAAAAGTCCCACAATGGTTTTCATATATACGAGGTGTTTTGTTCTGCTTGTGGTAAGACGGAAGAAAGAAGATACCAAAAATCAGACCTTAAATGCAGATGCGTCTGTCGTACTAGAAAAAGTTTTGATTATGAAGACATCTCTTGTGGCTATCTAACAGGCATAAAGAAAAGAGCTAGACTAAAAGGTCACGAGTATTCAGTTAGTGCTAAATACCTATGGGAGCTATACGAAGCCCAAGGTGGGAAGTGCTCTATCTCAGGAGAACCTATTGGGTTTGTAAAACCATACGCGAAGAACGAAAGATTACAGACCGCATCCCTAGACAGAATCGACAGTTCTAAGGGATACATAGAGGGCAACCTTCAGTGGGTTCATAAGTATGTAAATAACATGAAAATGTCCCTAGACCAAGGAGTGTTTATCCGTATGTGTAAAAAAATATCAGAAAACAACGAGGTGACATACTAATGAATAGAGTAATGTATATGCACGAAACTACATTTCGATATTTGAAAGAGCATCCAGACGTGTTCAAGGCGAAGCAACAAGTCATGACAAGCGGCTCTGAGTTTGGGTTCTATGGAATTGATATCAAGTTTGACAACAAGCTAAAGCCAACCATCAATGAGCAAAAGGGGCGATGGATTTTTCCAAAGGAGAGATTTGTCACCTACGAACATAGCGATGAAGGTTGGTGTCGCTATTTCAAGATCGGACACGAGGGTAGGGGTTTAATCTTAGGAGAGGTCTTGGTAGTAGACAAGGACTTCTTTCAAACAAAACCAATGAAGAGATCACGAGCTTTTGACCCAAAATGAATGAGATACTAAGAAGATGGGGGTTTTAAAGACTTGATGTATAATACTTACAACAATAAGGATAATAAATGATAATTTGCGGAACTGGTCACAGACCTAAATTCTGTCCATGTAAATACAAGGATGTGCATCCTTGGCTTGATAAATTAAAGGGCGATATCAAAGTCACAGTAACAGTGGAGGCCTCATGAATTTTGGAGTATTTATTGAGAACATAGGAGACAGTAGAGTCTCTGTTCCTGCTTATAAAGCCGCGAACAAGGCGGTGTCTTCCCGAAAGTTTAAGGATGCGAGCCTGTTCTATCAAGATGTGGGCCGCTGTTCAGAAGAAAGAACTTTTGGCATCTTCAATTCTACTGATATTTGTCATTTTAAGGGCTCTTTAGTGGTTACATTCCTTGATGGTATCAAGAGCGTGTCAAACGAGATTAACAATAGAGACCTGTATTATTACTTCGGTCTTGAGAAGAACAGAGATTTATTTGGTTACTTGCAATACCTACGAGATGAGAACGTCACCATTCTCGCTGGTGGCTCAGACGTTGACTATGTAAAGCGTAAGCTTTGTAGACACGACGTTGTGACATGTGAAAACTTAGAAGACGTAGTGGATATTATTAATGACTAAAACAAACCTAAACAAAACAGAGGTAATTCAAGCGTATAAAGACGGAGAGTCTACATACGACATTGCCAGAAAGAACAACACAAACCCCAATAGGATTCGTAGGCTCTTAAAGAAAGAAGGAGTGAAACTACGAAGCAAAGCAGAAGCCCAGAAGAACGCACTAGAGAAGGGCAATGTTGAGCACCCAACCAAGGGCAGAAAGAGAACAAAAGAAGAGAGGCTTGCTATTAGCCATTCTGCTGTTCGATATTGGAACAATATGGACGAAGCCGAGAAAGAGAAGCGTCGTAAGCAGGCTGAGGCCAATTGGAAGAAGATGACCCCTGCACAAAGAGAAGACATGCGGAAGAAGGGTAACGCACAAATTAGGAAGGCCGCTATCGAGGGGTCTAAGCTTGAGCGTGAGGTGCAGAAATTCTTAGCTGGTGCTGGCTACAGATTCCAGGCTCACAAGAAAGATCTGATTCCGCAAAAAAATTACGAAATAGATTTGTACATTCCTGCGTTAAGGACTATAATAGAAATAGATGGACTCTCTCACTTCGCACCGATTTGGGGAGAAAAGGCTCTAAGAAAGCAAGTGGGCTTCGATACTGAGAAAGATGGAGTACTCCTAAGTAAAGGATATCAACTTATCAGGATTGAAAACCGAAGTAGTTCGATGGCCCTGTCTAAACTGGCTCAGCTAGAGACGGACTTGGTTCAAGTTCTTACACAGATTTCAGAAGGAACAATTGACTCCCAATTAAAGGTGATAACTTATGAGTGAGAAGGAAGAGATTTTCAGCGACACAGTAGTGAGCGATGACAAAGTGGAACTAGTAGTTAACGGCGAATCTGCCCCAGACCCAACCTCTGTAGAGTGGGCTGATTGGGTGATGAGCCTATTTGACGAAACTGAACTGGTGCAGCCAGAGCAGGGAGACCCAATGCCCAAGGTGGCGGGGCTTCGACGTGTGGCAAGCCTAGTTCTAGGCAGGATTGTATCAAGTGGGCCTACTACAGTGTTCCCCGCAACGAATGTGGATCATCCTGGCCGTGCAACTATTGTCTTCCAAGTTGAATTTGAGGACGGCACAGCGTTTAGAGAGGTGGGCGAATCTTATGTTGATAATACTGACGATAAGTTTGCCATCTATCCAGCCGCTATTGCCAGTACAAGAGCAGAAGCCAGGGCCTTGAGAAAGGCACTAGGCATCAATCGTGTCTCGGCTGACGAGATCACAAACAAAGACGCCAAACAAATTGTCCGTGATTCTGTCCGAACCGAAGAGGCGAAGAAAGAAACGGATGGTGAGTTTAAGGGCGACAACCTTGCGACTGATAAGCAAAACAATCTTATTGGCTTTTTAGCTGATAAGCTTGAAATTGATCGTGAGAAGTTCTTATCGGAAGTCATCAAGGTAAAAGATGGCGACGCTCTGTCTAAGGCCGACGCTAGTATTAGTATTGACCAACTACATAAGTACAGAGACGAGAAAGAAGACATTCCAACAAATATCAAAAAATAGTTTAGGTGAAAAAGAATGAAGTTGAATTACACAACTGCCAACGGCAGAATTAACGTCGGTTTTGAAGGTAACTCCGCTAAAGACCTATTTGGTCAGATTGCAGAGTTTCAAGAGATCTTTGACGTTTCAACCTGCGGCAAGTGCGGTAGCGACGACTTGCGATTTGTAAAGCGTACCGTAGACGGAAACGACTACTACGAGTTACGATGTAACAATTGTGGAGCTAAGTTGGCATTCGGTGCTAACAAAGATGGTAAGGGCCTATTCCCGAAGAAGAAGGATGGCGATAAGTATCTGCCAGACGGCGGGTGGGTCAAGTGGGACAAGGCATCAGGCGGTTACGTCTAAGCCAAGTGTCTACGAAAAAAGGGAGACTCCGTGAGGGGCCTCCCTTTTTTTATGCATCTAAATCACTAGCCCCAACATAGTGAGGGTCCACTCTAAAAGAATTATTGAGAATCCTGATATTCTTTAAGAATGTTTGGATAGTTGTCTTTCA